ATGGACGAACAGTATATCGATAATTATATTAGCATTGATGAAGCTGCAGAGTACCTTGGCATAAAGACAGTTACATTAAGAAATTGGCTTAAGAAGGATGTTGAACTTCCAGCAAGGAAAATTGGAAAACAGTGGAAGTTTAAGCGCTCTGAATTGGATGCATGGGTCAATAGCGGAAAAAGCGCAATTGAATAAGGGTACTTAATTGGAGGCTAAAGATGGGCAAAAAATATACGCTCTACAATGCAAGTTGTATGGAAGCAATGAAAAATATGGAGGGTAATTCAGTTGATTTGATATTAACAGACCCACCATATAATTTGGGACTATTTATGAAAAATAGAGCTACAAATCTGAAAGCAATGAGAGAAAATTTTTTTGGAGCTGCTGGATGGGATGATTTGGAGTTCGAAGAATGGGAAAAAGATATGGATGCCATGTTTGGAGAACTTTCAAGAGTTATAAAAGAAAGAGGTTCGGTAATAATGTTTATGTCAATCATTAAAGTTGAAACAATCATAAGATTGGCTGAAAAACATGGATTTTATTATAAAACAACGGGAATATGGCATAAAACAAATCCGATGCCACGAAATATGAATTTACATTTTATAAATTCTACAGAAGCTTGGATTTATTTTACATATAAGAAGCATACGGGAACATTTAACAACGAGGGAATTGCAATTCATGACTTTTTTGAAACCTCTGTTACTCCGGCAGGTGAAAAAAGACATGGAAAACATCCAACTCAGAAACCTGTTCAATTGCTAGAAAAATTTGTGAAGCTCCTTACAAATGAGAACGATGTGGTGTTTGATCCGTTTTGTGGAAGTGGTAGTTCTGGGGTGGCTGCATTGCAGATGAACCGAAGATTTATTGGATCTGAAATCAGTGAGGAATACTGCAAACTTTCAGAAGAAAGATTTAAAGAGGTTGATAAAAATTGAGTAGTTATAGAATGATAGATTTGTTTGCAGGAGTCGGTGGATTATCCCTCGGTTTTGAGCAATTAGGATTTGAGGTCGTGATTGCCAATGAATACGATGAATCAATTGCAAAGGCCTATATTAAGAACCGACCAAATGTGAATATGGTGGTAGCGGATATAACAGAATTGCCTATTGTTGAAACCTTTGGAAAGTATAAAGGAACAATAGATTTGATTGTAGGAGGTCCGCCTTGCCAAGGGTATTCGCAAAAAGGTCAAAGAAAAACCATTCATGATCCAAGAAATTTTTTGTTTGAGTTCTATGTGAAAGTTGTAAAAGAAGTTGCTCCCAAATATTTTGTGATGGAGAATGTACCGAATCTGTTGACAGCAGAAAATGGTTTTTTTAAGCATGAAATTATAACTATGTTTACAGAATTGGGATATACAGTTAATGCACAGGTTTTGTGTGCGGCCGATTACGGAGTTCCACAAAATAGGAACAGAGCATTTATTATTGGAAAAAGGGATTCGGAAACGCCTGTTGAAATGCCAAAGAAAATAGATAAAAGAACTACTATCTGGGAAGCGATTAGTGATTTATCGTATCTTGGGTCTGGCGAAGGTGATGAAATTTCTAATTATTTAAAAGAACCAGAATCTGATTATCAAATAAAAATGAGACACGGAAGCGATACACTTTATAATCATAAGGCTACAAAGCATTCAGAAATTGCACTTGAAAGATTAGCTTTAATTCCACCGAAAGGTGGTAAAGAAAGTTTGCCTCCTGAACACTTGACAAAATCAATTTATAGTGGAACTTGGGAACGAATGGATGCTGATGATATATCCGTGACAATTACGACTAGGTTTGACACACCATCATCGGGCAAATTTACGCATCCATATTTGGATAGGGCGATCACAGTGAGAGAAGCGGCAAGAATACAGTCGTTTCCAGATACGTTCAAATTTTACGGCACAAAAACATCTCAGATGAAACAAGTTGGAAATGCAGTTCCACCTATGTTAGCAAGGGCCGTTGCAAGTGCTATAATTGAAGATATGAGCAAACATAGATAATATACTGAAAATTGTTTTAGTAATGGCAGAAGTAAAATTCTGCCTATTACTGCTACTAGAAAGGATGGGCATATGGCAATTCAAATTTATGATTCCGGAATTGAAACAGGGACAAAGTATTTAACTGTTGAAGTTGCATATTTTTTGGGTGGGATTTATGCAGCAGATGAAAATGTGATGAGTAATGGAAAGTTATATTGGGCGGCACCAGTTAGATATAATCCACAGTACTCATCGGAAAGTCAAACGGCAGATCATTTTGATCATGTTAAAAAAATCTCTGCAAAAGTAAATGGATATACGGTAATGCGAGACAATATAAGAGGAACTTCGCTTGATTCAGGTAAAAATAGATTGCCGGGATTCAGTACTTTCTTTGAAGCAACAACTCTTCGGAGTTTGATTGATGAAATTCCTAATTTAAAAAATGCTTTATTGGCATCTGATAATGATGTAAAAAAGGCATTTATCTTAGGAGTTATTGACGGACGAGGAACACCAGATATTAATATTCCGAAAGGTATAATTAGATATTTGTCCTTAGATTGCCCTAATAATGATATTGGAAGTTTTCTTGATGATGTATTTGCAGACTTTGGTCTTGATTGCAACTATAACACGGCTAGAGATAGGTTAGAGGGTGGGAGACCAAGAAAGCCCCAGTTGAGAATAAAGGATGTTGAACGTTATATGAAACAAGTGGGATATATTTCTCCGGCAAAATTTGAAAAGATGAAGTTGGTTTTTCAAGCAAAATTTAGTAAGGCAAATGTTATAGATGGAAGTTCATTCCTAGCAGGATTGAAATATTTAACGAGGTAGAAAAAATGGCAAAAAATATTATAATGTATGGCCCTCCGGGAACAGGAAAAACGTATTTATTACAGTCATTAATGAATGACTATATCGATTATGATATTGATGATACTACAATTAAAAGCGCTTATGTTGCTGAGTCAAAAGAGTGGATTCTGATTACTTTAATACTGCTCCAGAATCATGGGAAGATGTCTGCAAATGACATTCAAAAGAAAGTAGATAGTCTTTCTTTGGGGGTAAGAATTAATGTGGCGGCTGAATTGGATTTACATAATATTCAAACTGCACCGATAGCTGAGGTAAAAAGAGAACTTCCTAGAGTTTTTATGGAAGTGGAAACTAATAAATGGTATGTAGATTTGGTTAGAGTTCAGCAGGCAAAAGCTGATTTTTATTCAAGATTTCTTAGTTCTTCAAAAATAACAAGAAGGTATAATTTTGTCACTTTCCATCAGTCTTATTCGTATGAAGATTTTATTGAGGGAATAAGACCAGAGTACATTGAAGCGACTAAATCTATTGATTATTCACCTAAACCGGGTGTCTTTAAGCTGTTATGCAAGGAAGCCAAAGCACATCCAGAAAAGGAGTACGCAATTTTTATTGATGAAATAAATCGTGGTAATATTTCGGAAATTTTTGGAGAATTAATAAGTCTGATAGAGATTGATAAAAGAGAAGGTGAAACAGGAGCCTTATCCGCAATTTTGCCATATTCAAAAAACGTTTTTTCAGTTCCAAGGAATGTTAATGTTTATGGAACAATGAACACAGCAGATAGATCCATTGACCAAATTGATATAGCACTTAGAAGAAGATTTAAGTTCATTCCAATGTTGCCAAAGGCTACGGTTATTCAAAGTGAACTGGAATTAAAAGGAATTGACGCTACTAATATTGGTGGAGTGGATTTAATTAAGTTATTTAAAACTTTGAATTATCGAATTGAGTTGTTGCTAGATTCGCAGCATTTATTAGGTCATGCCTTGTTTATTGGTGCTGATACAGTAGAAAAAATTGCCAATGTCATTAGAGAGTCAGTAATCCCACTGCTGGAGGAATATTTCTATGATGACATTCAAAAAATACAATTGGTATTTAATGATTTGGATGATAGTGGTGAGTTAAAAACACACGCAATTTACAGGCATGATGAGATTGTGGCAGATGATTATTTTTCATATACGGGTGATTATATGATTGATGACAAAAAACATTACCATGTATCAGACAATATCACGGCTGATTCGCTTAAACAAATATATCAATGATAGAGACTATAACTTTAAAGGAATACGACCAATTACATATCAGGGATAGACGAAATCCGAATAATAATACAATCACCAAAGAAGATGCAATTGCATTACAGAGTATTATTATGGATGAAGAACCTGTGTTTAAATGGGGCTATAAGAAACTTATTGCTCAACATTGGGTAGGAACGATTTCGTTAAAGAATCTGAACATTGAAATCTTACCCAAAATTGCTGGATATGTTTCAAACGAAGATTTGCGGAATGTACTTACGAGAATGCTGCTAGTTTCGCATCAAAGCCCGGCTGTAAGGAAATTACCCGGAGCTGTTTCTATGAGTAAAAACTCTATGATAGAGATACTTATAGATACTTTTCTAACATCTTGCGAAAAATACACGAGTGAAGGTATGCGCCATTCGTATGTTAAGGTGGATCAGAATCTAAATAGGGTAAAAGGACGAATTGATTTTAACAAACAATTTACGTGCAATGTCCTAAATCCTACTAGGTTTTGGTGTAAGTATTCAAAATTTACACCTGATAATTTCATTAACCAGTTTTTCAAACTTTGTTTGACGGAGATGTCAAAAGTCTCTACGGATGTTTCCAATAAACAAAGAATCAAGAGATTACTACCCGCTTATGAAGACATTACTGTTATTACGAAAGAAAAAGCAATATTGAAAGATCAGGTGTTTAATTCAACAAATCAGATAGCTCAAGAAGGATATGTGTATGGGAAAATGTTTTTGCAAAATATTTTTAGTACACTTAGTGCCGGAAATACAAAGATTAATATGATGTTGTTTGACATGAACAGTTTGTATGAATCGTTTGTATACAAGGTTGCTCATATGGTATTTGGAAATTCGGTAACCTATCAGATGAGAGGAAATTATTTGTTGCAAAGAGATATAGATAGTAAAAAACATATTTCATTGCGGCCAGATATAACAATCAAAGAGAACGATGGGACACTAATAATTCTTGACACCAAATGGAAGATACCACAGAGATTTGCAAAAGAATCTGATGCATATCAGATGAATGCATATTCAACTAGCATACCTAAAGTGAAGGAAGTTGTATTATTGTATCCGTTGGTATTACACAGTGCGATGATTGATGATTATCACTTTATAGATTCAGAAGGAAAAGAAAGATTATTAAAAATTAGAACAATTGATCTTATGAAATGTTTAGAATGGAAATCATTTCTAACGATTTTCAGAGACTCAATTAGTTAGGAGGCATAGGATGCCATATCAAACAGCACTCACTATATCGAGTGTAATAAAGGATATTGATTCAAAAGAATACCTGTTGCCATTCATTCAAAGAGAATTTGTATGGAGTACAGGACAGATAGAAAAATTATTTGACAGTCTTATGAGAGACTATCCAATCAATGCATTTTTCCATTTCAAATCTCTACCGAAAGTGTGAAGAACAAGCATAAAATCAGGTGTAAATTTTTCCGTTTTATTGTCTTTATGAAACATGCGAAAAATAACACTTTGAACAGCTTCAAAAAGAAGACCAAGGAGTTCACGGTCTTCAAGAAAGAAGTATCTGAGTTCAGAATCAATGGTAAAGACACAGTGGCGATGTTGAACATTGATTATCTTAAAAGACATGGAAGTAGTACGGTCAATAGAGTACTTAGTTCCGCAGGTTGGACACAATCTACTGTGACAACGAAAAGGAACAAATTTAAGAGTATCAGGATTTCATTAAGGCACATCATATAACTGAGGTAAGAAACTGCTTTCTGATGCCCACAGAGAGTGAAAAAATTGTGCCAAAGGGCGTAGCAAAAATGCAGATGCTAGAATCACTTGGATTGAAAAACATACAAATTAGATTGATTCCGGCAACAGAGTTATATGAGTATTATTTATCAGAAAAAAAGATGAATATTTCTCAGTTAAAGTTATAGGGGAGTGATATGGCATGAAAAATGCAGGATTGGATGAGAAAACCTATGAAAACTTAAAAAAGATACAGGAAAAAATGTTAGGTTATTCTATTCCACAGATTGATTTCAATAAGATGGAAAAAAGACTTACAGAGCTAAAGAAACTTGTACCATGTGACTTAACGACATTGCAAGAAAGACTTATAACAAATTCTAATTTATTCTTAATGACAGATAAATTCAGAGAATATGTAAAGGTCGTACGAGAGACACAAGGAATTACAGTAGAGGAATTTGAACAAAAGTTTTCAAAAGAAATAGAGCGAAGCCGTAAAGTAGGGAGAAGTGGCTGGATTCCATCAGAACATGGAAAACCAAAGGATATAGCGGAATGGAGTGAATACCTTCCTGATTCTCCTGAAAAAATAATGGAATTTTTTGAAAAAGATAATGAAAAAGTCATAAAACAAATAAAGTATAAACTTAGTCGAGTATATACTCAAAAACCGTATATTACCTATTACCAGAATGGAATAAAAGCATTTGACAACAAAGAGTATATGACGGCTGCTTTATACCTTACCATTTTATTTGAAGTGAGGATTTCTAATTTGGTGGAGTTCCAGAAGAAGAATGGTAAAACGACATATAAAATCAAGTATTCAAGTTACGGATATTCAATTCAGAAGAACAGGGATTATGAAAATGCATCGGGATTTTTTGAAAAACAATTCAAAATTCTAATTGTTTATCCAGCACTCGAAGAATATACAAATCGTTTATTTTGCTTTGGAAAACTTCCGTTAAATTTGGAAGAGGATTCTGAGCCGGAACCTGATTATTTGGATAGGACATGGCTTTTACATGGAAGATGTTGCAGGGAAACAACGAAGGTCGATTGTGTCCAGTTGTTAAATGCATTGGATGTCTGCGAGTTTATTTTCAGTGAATTCAATGATTTCCTATCTGAGAATATTTAGGACAAAACTGTGATAAATGCTGAAACATAGATTTTTCTACTGCGGAAAGGAGAAAACTGGATGGATTGGAACTTGTTCTGGACAGCTTTTGGTGCGATAGGAGCCACATTAGGTGCAACAGCAACAACGGCAGCCGTTATTGTGGCATTATGGCAGACAAAGTACAGTCAGAAGAAAAAACTGAGTTTGGAGTTTACTGATAATTTTCAATTGTACAATCCAAACACAGGAGCATCTTTAAAATTTGTTGGTCTGAGTGTTACAAATGTTGGAAACCGCAAAGTGATTATTCAGACATGGGGAGTGCATTTGAATGAGGGCAGTGCCATTGTAATGCCTCCGCCTGATGTGAAAGGAATGGAAAAATTAGCATATACGAAACTTCCACAGGTATTAGATGTCGAAGAATCAATTGATCTGCAGTGGCAGATAGAACGTTTTCAAACATTTTTGGAATCAAACAAAGATAATATTTGCAAGAATAAGCCGCTTGTATTTTTCGTAAAAGATAGCACAGGCAAACAGTATACAGTAAAAACAAAGAAAAATGCTTCGTTTTATTTCAAATAGCAGTTACTATTGACAAGTAGAACAAATGTTCGTATAATGTAAACATCGCTACAGTAGGATTTATATCGCAGAGAATACATAGAGGTTGGTTCTCTTTCCCTTTATCAGCCGAATGATAGGAGGCGATGGTTACATGACATTTGAAATTGATTCGACAGTGTATATTGTCGAAAGTAACCGGATAGTCCGTGAAGCAACAGTAGTAAAGCGGAGTGGAGATTTTTATATTATCCGGTTTGGAACAGACGGAGGTATTCAGGTCAGAGGCAGCAGACTTTTTGCAAGCGAAGAAGATGCACAAGCATCCATTCACAAAGAAAAAAAATAATAAAACGGTACATCGTTCACCGTATGATTATTATCACTAGAGTGACAGAAGGGGATAATACAAAAAATATGTTGACATTCCCCTTCATTTTTTATATACTGATATTAGCAAGTTAGCGAACAAGCAAGCGTGCTAAAAGATTAACACCTACTAAATGTAAAAGATTAAATGAAAAGTAGAATAGTTAAATAAGAGAAAAGGTGAGAATTATGATGTATGCGAATTTTGGAGAATTTATAAGTAAGAAGAGAGTTGAACAAAAACTCACATTGAGAAAGATGGCAGATTTACTTGGCGTATCAGCCCCTTTTTTAACAGATGTGGAAAAAGACAGACGCAACCCCTTCGATATGGAAAAACTCACACAACTTGCAAAAATACTCAATTTGTCTAAAGAAGAAAACGAGCAGATGCTTGACTTAGCCGGAAAAAAGAGAAATGCAGTAGCACCGGATCTTCCAGAGTATATTATGGAGAGGGACTATGTTAGTGCAGCACTCAGGACGGCTAGGGATCTGGATGCAGGAGAAGAAGAATGGAACCAGTTTGTGGAGGAACTGAGAAAGCGAAAGGGGTAAGAACCTATATATGTATAGACCTGATATTATTAGAAAGAAATCTGGGGCGCCAGTCTTAAGTAAAAAAGAGATTGATACGATAGGAGAAAATATTGTCGGAGATTTTATGCCGGAAGCATTGAAATCCCCACAAGAGATAGACATTGATCTGTTGGCACAGGACTATCTGGGGATGGAACAGGACTTTCAGTACCTGTCTCATTGTGGTGTCTATCTGGGAATGACAGTATTTAATGATACGGATAAAGTACCTGTGTATGATCCCTCAACGAATCGTGCTGAATACATAAGTGCAAAAGCACATACGGTTATCATAGACAGGACTCTTTTGGAAAATAATCAGGAACACAGATATCGATTTACGATGGGGCATGAAGCAGGACATGAGTTCCTGCATAAGGAATATTTTGCTTATGATCCAGACCAGCTTACTATATGGGATTTAAATGGGATGTCGCATCCAGCAATGGTGCAATGCAGGGTTGATACAAAGAAACTTGATTGTGCGCAGAATACAACTTGGACAGATAGAGACTGGATGGAATGGCAGGCTAATGCGTTATCATCTGCAATGCTCATGCCAGCATCAATGGTGAGGATGGTTGCGGATAATTTTGCTCGGACTGATCTGGGGCATGATTTTTACTATTATGCTCTTGCAGACAGGGTGGCATCGGTTTTTAATGTTTCATTTGAAGCAGCAGGATACAGACTTAAAAATCTCGGATACATACCAAGAGAATTTGTTTTAAGCACGGATGTTTTAAATGCTATCTATTGCGGATTTGTGTGTAATTATTAACAGGCTTAGAAAGTATGCGGATTACGCAGTCCGCATATTTTTTTACCTTTGGTGTTAGCAAGTTAGCGAACAAAAGAACAAGAATGATACAATATGAAAAATTTGTCAGAAACGGCATATAATTCCTGAAACATGAATATTATAAAATTATAATATATTTTGTCGAATGGTGGAGGTGATTGTCGATGGAAATCATACATAGATGCACAAGGAAATGCCCTTATAACAAGCATTGCTTTGTATGTAAAACAAAAGAACCAGTGAAAGCCAGTATTACTGTGCTTCATAAATGCAAGGTTACGAAGGAAGAAATACCAATAGAGATTGGCGGTTATGATCAGTCAAAGCAGTAATAAAAAATATAATATGGACGAGCTTGTAAAAACAGCCACTAAGATGTGCTGATATTACAGTTTCTTTTCAACAGAAATGTATGTGGAGAACACTGTCAAAATCAGAGATCTTAGTGGCTGTTTTTTATTCTGCTTTGAATGTGCAAAACCATATTATTTTCGCCAGATGATTTAAGGAAAATTTTTGATAAATAGATTTTTACGAAATTGATAACAGATTTATAAGCATTCAAATATTAGCTGACAGAACATCTCTGTACAACAAAAAAAGATAAAAAAATATCTTTCATACTTAATATAGAAGATTTTTATTAGTGCTTGCAAAAAGCAGAAAAGTGTCAGATGAAAAAGCGAATAAAGAAATAGTAAAAAAATTAGAGAAATATTTCAAATCGGAAATTAGTCTTCCTATTTGAAATTTATATTCATATCAGACGAGGACGAAAGGAGGTGAAAAGCCGTGAGTGCAAATGAGCGAAGAGCAGAGATTATGCGAATTATGGTCGCACGAAGACAGGAAAATATGCAGGTCTTGGCAGCAGAGCTTGGTGTTACGGATAGAACTATCCGAAATGACATTCTTATACTCACGGCTGAGTATCCTCTGGAAACGACTAGAGGTAACGGAGGCGGCGTCCGTATCGCTGACTGGTATCACCCACATAAAAATATTCTGTCCAAAGATCAGATGACTGTTTTGGAACAGTTGATGGACAAGGCAGATGATGAACAGAAAAAGGTGATTGACCAGATGCTCCGTGAATACGGCTCTAACAAATACAGTCCTGCAGTCTAGGACAAGCAGATGACGGTCTGATGTCCATGAACAATATTGACGAGAACCCCACGGCCATGAGAGCCGAATGTAGAAAGGAAGAATTTATTATGATTAAAAAAGTATTTATCTGCAGTCCTTATCGGGGCAATATCGAGGAGAACAAAAAGAAGGCGGTAACCTATGCAAGGATTACTGTTATGTCAGGGGATATTCCGATTGTCCCACATCTCTATTTTCCAGCATTCCTTGATGAAAAAATTCCAAATGAAAGAATGACAGGCATCGCAATGGGTCTTGAACTCATGGATATGTGCGATGAGGTATATGTATTCGGATTTGATATTACCGAAGGAATGAAGTTTGAACTTGACCATGCAAAAGAAACACGCAAACAAGTCAGACTTTACGATGAGGACTTTAATCCCGTGAATATCAAGACCATTCCCGTAGATGAAAGGGCGGATGCCAGATACAGAAGCACTATCAGAAATCTGAGAGTGCTGAAATAGGAGGCCCGCTATGTCAAGAATAGTGAATGTCTGCTACGGACTTTATCAAGGGGACAGGCTTACAGTCATCTCCAAAAAAGGAAGAAAAATAGCAACAGTTGTAAAAGAATATCCGTACCACATTCTGATGGATTTTGGCGGATATCAGAGAAGCGTAAATAAGTCAGATATTTATACTGGCGATGTGAAAATTGAAAGGAGACAGCGATGAGCGAAGGATTATTACAGATGGCAGAAGGATATGAACAGATTGCAGCCGGAATCAGAAAGATGGTTGTTGCACAGGAAAAAGCACCTGAGAAAGAAGCAAAGCCTGTAAAGAAGGCAGAAAAGAAGAATGAGAGTGTGCCGGATACACCAAAGGAAGAAGCAAAGATTGATATAAAGACAGTCCGTGCTTTCCTTACCGAAAGATCCAGAAAAGGAAAGACATCTGAAATCAAGCATTTAATCGAGCAGCTTGGATATGAAAAACTGTCGGATGTGCCGCCTGAGAAACTGCCGGAACTCTATGAGAAAGCGCAGGTGCTTTAATGGGGGCGCACGCAAGATTCTCCCCATCTTCCGGTAAAAGATATTTGAACTGTCCTCCATCCCTTCTTCTGGAGGAGCAGTTCCCGGACGAGCAGTCACCCTTTGCAGCAGAGGGTTCTGCAGGACACGCAATGGCGGAGCATCTGATTAACAAGTATCTGAAGAAGAGAACCAAGCGTCCGGTATCAGATTATTATTCGGACGAGCTTATGGAAGCAGTGGAAAGTTATGTTGAATATGTCATCAGCCAGATAGAACAGGCAAGAGCCGACTGTGACACACCGTTTTTCGGAGTAGAGCAGAAAGTCAGTCTGGCAGAGCGCGTGGAGGACTGTTTTGGAACGGCTGACATGGTTATTGCAGATTACCAGAAGATCCACATTATTGACCTGAAACTGGGCAAGGGCGTGATGGTTGATGCAGAAAGCAATGTCCAGCTTATGATCTACGGACTTGGAGTTTTGGATATGCTTGGTTTCCTATATGACATCAATACCGTGGAACTTACCATTGTCCAGCCAAGAATCGAGCATTTTTCTACATGGGAGATATCGGCAGAAGACCTTTTTTCATGGGGAAAAGATGTATTCGAGCCGGGAGCAGCAAGGGCACTTGCCGGAGAGGGAGAGTTCAAAGCCGGAGACCACTGCAGATTCTGTAAGGCAAGAGTTACCTGTCGTGCAAGGGCAGAGGAATATCTGAAACTTGCCCAGATGGAATTTAAGAATCCTGACCTTATGGCAGATGATGAAATCGCAGAGGTGCTTTCTAAAGCAGATGCACTCAAGAAATGGGCGGAGGAAGTTTATACCTATGCCCAGAATGAAGCGGTCACAAATCATAAGGAATGGCCGGGATTCAAACTGGTGCTTGGCAGGAGCAACCGTAAATATACGGATGAAGCGGATGTTGCAGAGGCAGCCAAGAAAGCCGGATACACGGATATCTATAAACAGAGCCTTATCGGTATCACCGAAATGGAGAGACTGATGGGCAAGAAGAAATTTAATGAAATTCTGGGAGCCTTTGTGTATAAGCCGGATGGCAAGGTCACACTGGTGCCGGATTCAGATAAAAGAGAACCATATAAAACAGCAACCGCTGAGGCGGATTTTAAGGAGGAAACACTATGAGCAACACAAATCCAACAAAAGTAATTGTTCCATGCAGACTGAGCTATGCACACCTTTGGGAGCCGGATTCCATCAACGGAAGTGAACCGAAGTATTCCGTATCCTGCATTATAGACAAGGATAATACGGATGTTATTGCCAAGATCAAGAAGGCAATCGAGGTAGCAAAGGAAGAAGGAAAAGGCAAGTGGGGTGGCAAGATTCCGGCAAATCTGAAGACACCGCTTCGTGACGGTGATATCGACAGACCGGAGGATGAGGCATACGCAGACAGTATGTTTTTAAATGCCAATTCCAAACAGGCACCGCAGATTGTAGACAGACAGGTGCAGCCTATCCTTGACCAGAGTGAAGTGTATTCCGGCTGTTACGGAAATGTGTCCGTTACATTTTATGCTTACAATTCAAACGGCAATAAGGGTATCGCAGCAGGGCTTGGCAATGTGCAAAAGTTAAGGGACGGAGAGCCTCTTGGTTCCAGAACCAGTGCGAGTGATGATTTTGAAGCCGTAGATGGAGAGGATGACTTCCTCGCATAAAAAATACACATATTTATTTGCAGGGGGCGGAGGCATGGCTTCCGCTTCCCTTATATGAAAGGATGAAACGATGTCAGATATAAGAACAGAGCTAGAGGATATAAAAGAATATATTCCGGTCAATACATATAAAACCATCATCGGTCAGATAAAAGCCGGACATGAAGATGCTGCCAGAGTCGGCATTGAAAGAATAAAGATAAAGGCAGGTGTTGGCAGATGCCCGGAGATGAAATAAAGGCGGTCCGTAAAAAGGCTGGTATGACACAGATGGAACTGGCAGAACGGCTCGGGGTGTCCAAAGGGGCAGTGGCAATGTGGGAGTTAAACCAAAGAAGCCCGTCTGTGAAGATGCTGCAGAAAATCTGCGTAGTAATTGGGACAACACCTGACAGCATATTGGGATTCTGAGATTCCAAGAAAGGAGCAGAAAATGGAAACACTGGCGATTGATATAGAAACATATTCAGATGTGTCCCTGCCGGACTGCGGAGTACACAGATATACCGCATCCGACCAGTTTGAGATACTCCTGTTTGCATATAGCGTGGATGATGGAAATACACAGATTGTTGACCTTGTTTCCGGAGAGAAACTGCCAGCCGATGTGATGAAAGCACTCACGGATGATTCCGTGATAAAGACTGCTTATAATGCCGTCTTCGAGAGAACCTGTATCAATAAATACTTTGGTCTTTCCCTAAAGCCGGAAGCATGGAGATGTACACTCGTTCAGGCATCCATGCTGTCCCTGCCATTATCCCTAGAGGGAGTAGGGGCAGCACTCCATCTTGATAAGCAGAAGATGGGAGAGGGCAAAGACCTAATCCGCTATTTCTGTATGCCGTGTAAGGCAACAAAATCAAATGGCGGGAGAACGAGGAATCTTCCAGCAGATGCACCGGATAAATGGGAATTGTTTAAGACCTACTGCATCCGTGATGTGGATGTGGAAAAACAGATAAGACAGAAACTGTTGAAATTTCCGATATCCGACAGGGAACAGGAACTGTACTGCATGGATCAGAGGATAAATGACCGTGGAATAATGGTGGACACAGAACTTGCTGAAAATGCCATCGCCTGTGACCTTTTATATAAAGAGGCAGCAACAAAAAAGGCATACGAGCTGTCAGGACTTGAGAACCCAAACAGCGTATCGCAGTTAAAGGGATGGCTTGCAGAAAAAGGAATAGAGATTGATTCCCTTGCCAAAAAGACCGTAGAGGAATTGGTGGATAAGACGGATGGGGATGTAAAAAAGATGCTGAAACTCCGGCTTGCCATGTCAAAAACATCCGTAAAAAAATATGAAGCAATGGAACGATCCGTATGCCCTGACGGAAGGGTGCATGGACTTCTGCAGTTTTATGGTGCAAACAGAACCGGACGATGGGCCGGCAGACTGGTGCAGATACATAATCTTCCCCAGAACCACATGGATGATCTTGAACTTGCCCGTTCCCTTGTAAAGGGCGGACGGTTTGACCTGATAGAGCTTTTCTATGATTCCACACCTGAGGTGCTGTCGGAACTTATCCGTACTGCATTTGTTGCAAAGCCGGGATGCAGATTTATTGTATCGGACTTTTCTGCTATTGAAGCAAGGGTGATGGGCTATCTTGCCGGGGAAGGATGGGTAATGGAAGAGTTCATGGGTGCCGGAAAGATATACGAGCAGACCGCATCCAAGATGTTTCATATTCCGATTGAGGAGATCACAAAAGGAAGTCCGTACCGTGCAAGGGGGAAAGTGGCATCGCTTGCGTGTCAGTATGGCGGAGCGGAAGGTGCGCTTATCAGTATGGGAGCATTAAATTTTGTTGAGGAAGACGAGCTTCCCGGTCTGGTGCAGTCATGGAGAAGTGCCAATCCCCACATCGTAAATTACTGGTATGCCGTGGATGCTGCGGTTAAGGCTGCAGTGAAAGAAAAAAAGACCTCAACGGTTGGCCTTATCACAGTCTTTTATCAGTCGGGAATGCTTATGATAAAACTTCCGTCCGGCAGGACACTTTCGTATGTCAGACCAAGAATGACCGTGAACCGCTTCGGTTCAGAAAGTGTCAGCTATGAAGGTGTCGGGACAAATAAGAAATGGGGACGCATTGAATCATATGGTGCAAAATTCTGTGAGAATATTGTTCAGGCAACAGCAAGGGATATTCTGGCAGAATCAATGCTGAGACTGGAAAAGAAGGGATTTGACATTGTCTGCCACATACACGATGAAGTCGTGCTTGAAGTACCGGAAGGCAAATCATCCGTGGAAGATGTAAATGAGATCATGGCGGTATGTCCTTCTTGGTGTAAGGGACTTCCGCTTAAGGCGGCCGGATTTGAGAGTCCGTTCTACAAGAAAGATTAGGTGGTGCGTATGAAAGAACTGGAACTGATATATCCGCAAGGGAGTATGGTTTTATATGTTGAGCGGTTCTTCCCATGTAAATTATATGATGCAAGAAAAATATTCCCGATGATACGAAAGTATGCAAAGGATGAGGATATAAATGATCTCCGGGAATATCTGCAGCAATATATCAAAAATATACAGACAATGAATCTGACGGAAAAGCAGAAGGATGTCCTCAGAAGGAGGACAAAGAGAAATCTTGAATTGCTGGGAGGTGCTTAGTGTATGGGAAAGAATAAGGAAGGTTATCCTGACCCGACTGCTTCCATAGCGGTCGGAAGGGCTGCAAAACAGGAAAAAAAGAAGGAGGGAAAGAAGAATGTTCGTATCAGTCGGAAACTCAAGAATGGACAAAAAATTTAACTGTATGGATATGACAGAGGATGATTTCATAAAGAAATTATCACAGACAAAGCGTACTGCAGAGACAATGGCACAGTATAAGAAAATGCCAAAAGGAAAGCAAGATGATATCAAGGATGTCGGCGGTTTTGTGCTTGGTAAATTAAAGGGTGGCAGAAGAAAGAAGGACTGCATTATATCAAGGTCTGCCATAACACTTGATATGGATTACGGCACGGAAAATATCTTGGACGAGCTTGCTATGTTCTTTGATATGAAGATGGTGGTCTATTCCACGCATAAGCACACACCGGAAAAGCCAAGACTGCGTCTTATCATATTCCTTACAAGGGATGTGACGCCGGATGAATATGGTGCGGTGGCAAGAATGCTGGCAGATGATATCGGTATTGAATTATTCGATGATTCTACCTATGAACCGTCAAGGCTTATGTACTGGCCATCGACATCCAGTGACGGGGAGTATGTCTTTCAGAAATTTGACGGACAGATTACCGATCCTGACGAGGTGCTTTCAAGATATAAGGACTGGCATGATGTATCTTCGTGGCCGGTCAGCAACAGACAGAGTGCGGTCGTAAAGCACAGCATGAAAAAACAGGCAGACCCGCTTTCAAAGGACGGTCTGATCGGGGCATTCAACCGGACATACACCGTGTCACAGGCAATCGAGAAGTTTCTGCCGGATGTATATAAGCCGTCAGCAGCCATCCCCGGAAGATATGATTATATCCCGGCGGACTCTGCTGCGGGTGTTGTTATATATGATGACGTATTTATGTACAGCCATCATGCCACAGACCCGTGCTGTGGAAAACTGCTCTCGGCATTTGATGCGGTAAGGCTGCATAAGTTCGGTGACCTTGATGATAAGGCAAAGGATGGGACAGCTCCGGGGAAGATGCCATCCTTTACTGCCATGCAGGACTTTGTCATGAAAGATGATGAATCAAAGAAAACGCTCATGGCAGATAAGCAGAAGGCAGCCGAGGAAGAATTCTCGGCACAGGATCATGACTGGCAGAGCAAGCTGGAAGTAAACCGCAGGGGAGACATTATCGATAACATCCGCAATGTCGGTCTCATCATAAAGCACGATGAAAACTTCAAAAATGTGGTCTACAACGAGTTCACGGAGACGCTTGATATTATCGGTGATGTCCCGTGGAAGCAGGTAAAGGACGGGTGGAATGATACGGACTTTGCAAATGCCAAGATGTACTTCGGCTCGAAGTATGGTATCTGGTCACCGACCAAGTTTAAGGACGGTATCCTTGCCATTGCATCCTCAGAGCGTCCATTCCACCCGGTAAAAAATTACTTGGAATCCCTCGAATGGGACGGAGTAGAAAGAGTGGATATGCTCCTCATCGATTATTTCGGTGCAGATGATACACCTTACACGAGGGCTGCCATCCGTAAGACCTTAGTGGCTGCGGTAGCCCGTATTTATAAGCCGGGAACCAAGTTTGACTCCATTCTCGTTCTCAACGGTCCGCAGGGTGTCGGCAAGTCTACCTTCTTTGCAAGGCTCGGCAGGGAGTGGTTTTCGGATTCACTCTCCATATCGGATATGAAGGATAAAACCGCATCGGAGAAACTCATCAACTCATGGATTCTTGAAATCAGCGAGATGAGCGGCATCCGAAAGACGGAGGTCGAGGTTGTAAAGTCCTTTGTTTCCAGACAGAATGACAAGTTCCGTCAGGCTTACGGTGTCAATGTGGAATCCCATCCAAGAAAATGCATCATCGTGGGAAGCACCAACTCCGAGGGCGGATTCTTACGAGACGTAACAGGCAACCGAAGGTTCTGGCCTGTCCATGTGCCGGGAACTGGTGTTAAGCATCCGTGGGATATGGACTGCGTGGATCAGATATGGGCAGAAGCCGTACACCTCTATCAGGAAGGCGAGGACTTGGTACTTCGTGGAGCAGAGGCAGAAGAGGCCTATAAGATGCAGCAGGATGCAATGGAGTCGGATGACAGGGAAGGCATTATTGCGGATTACCTTGACAGACTGCTGCCGGATAACTGGGCGGACATGGATGTGTACCAGAGACGTTCATTCCTCGGTGGAGGTGAGTTTGATGCACAGGGAGTAACAGGTACCGTAAAGCGTACCCGTGTATGTGTCATGGAAATCTGGGTGGAGTGCTTTGGAAAAGACCGTCCAAACATCAAAAAGGCAGACTCCTATGAGATAGAGGGCATATTAAACAAGATCGGCGGCTGGAAAAAATATGATCAGAACGCATCCGGCAAGACAAAATTCCCCCTGTACGGAGTGCAGAAAACATTTGTCCGTGAAGAGTAAAAGTTTCTGAAATGGTAATGGGAAACGCTAGTGGGAAACCGTTGTGACAGCAAGGAATATAAGGGGTTGGCGGTCTAGGTTTCCCAATTTCCTAACTTTTACTATTGATTTATGAGAATTAAAGAAAAACCAGACAGGTGCGAGAGCGCATATGTGTATATGCGCGTATAGGGATTTTAAGCAATCGGAAACCTGAATGGGAAACCGGAGGTATATAAAAATGCTTGAAAGCAAGGTAGAATCAGCGTTTCGTGAAGAAACAAAAAGAAGAGACGGGGTTGCCCTTAAGTTCGTATCACCCGGAATGAATGGTGTGCCGGACAGAATCGTGCTTCTTCCCGGTGGGCGGATTGCATTTGTAGAATTAAAAGCACCGGGAAAAAACCTAAGACCTCTTCAGTTAAAAAGAAAGAGACAGCTTGAGAGGCTGGGATTTTCGGTATATGTGGTAGATGAGATTGGAAAGATTGGAGGAGTTCTTGATGAAATACAGGGCACATGATTATCAGCAGTATGCAACAGATTTTATTATAAAACATCCGGTGTGCTGCCTGATCCTTGATATGGGACTTGGCAAAACGGTCATTACGCTTACGGCTTTATGGAGTCTGCTGTTTGATTATTTTGAAGTCGGACGGGTGCTTGTGATAGCACCAAAGCGTGTGGCAGAAACAACATGGCCGGCAGAGATAAAAAAGTGGGAGCATTTAACGGGCATGACATTTTCCGTTGCAAGGGGAAGTGCAAAGCAGAGAACGGATGCGCTTACATCCGGTGCGGATGTGACCATCATCGGACGGGACAATGTATCTTGGATGGCAAAAAACATATTTTTTGATTTTGACATGGTCATAATCGATGAGCTGTCGAGCTTTAAGTCCCCAAAGGCACAGCGGTTTAAAGATCTGAAAAAAGTAAGACCTATGGCAAAGCGTGTGGTAGGGCTTACCGGAACACCCGGAAACCTGATGGACTTATGGGCAGAAATCGGAATCCTTGATATGGGGCAGAGGCTTGGAAGATATATAGGCGGTTACCGTGACAGGTTCTTTGTTCCTGATAAGAGAAACCGGGAAATCATATTTTCCTATAAACCGAGGGAAGGTGCGGAAGAAAAAATATATGAACTGATATCCGATATCAGCATTTCCATGAAGGCGGTGGATTATCTGGATATGCCGGAGTGTATCAGCAACCGCATTCCGGTTACCATGTCGGAATCCGAACAGGCACTTTATAACAGGATGGAAGATGAGATGATATTGGAATACGGAGAGGGAGAAGATATCGATGCGGTAAATGCGGCAGCCCTTTCAAACAAACTTCAGCAGATGGCAAACGGTGCTGTCTATGATGAATCCGGCAATGTCAGACTTATCCATGACAGAAAACTGGATGTCCTTGAGGACATGATTGAAGCTGCAAACGGAAAGCCTGTTCTGGTGGCATACTGGTTTAAGCACGACAGGGACAGAATTTTGAAGCGTTTTCGTGCGAGGGACATCAACACCAAAAAGGACATCGAGGACTGGAATGCCGGGAAGATACCTGTTGCGCTTATCCATCCGGCATCCGCAGGACACGGACTGAATCTTCAGGAAGGCGGTTCATCCATTGTCTGGTTTTCACTTACATGGTCCCTTGAGTTATATCAGCAGCTTAATGCAAGACTTTACAGACAGGGACAGAAACACACGGTTGTCATAGGACATCTGGTGACGGAAGGAACAGTGGATGAGGATATCTTAAAAGCCATAGAGCGGAAGGATAATACCCAGAGTGCAATGATAGATGCAGTAAAGGCAAGGATTGGAGGGAAGGCTTTTGACAGCAGAAGTGATGATGAATGAATATAGGAACATGAAACGGGAACTGACCGTGACGGAGTTCCAGCTCCGCCAGTTTCAGGGAGTGAGCGAACAGGATATGATAGATTCCATGCTTTATTCCCATCAGGAAGGGGAAAGGGTGCAGACAAGCACTCTTTCCGATAAGACGGCAAACATAGCAATCAATCTGAAGTCAGCAGTCGAAAGGGAGAATGACGGATGGTATGACTACCTTTTCCAGAGATACAAATATCTGAAAGAAGAACTGGATTTTTTTGAATATGCCGTAAGCAGACTGAAATATAAAAACATAATCATGGATCTTTTGGACGAGGATGTGACTTGGGACGCCATGATGGAAAAATACCATGTGAGCCATTCGATGATTGCAAAGTACAGGAAAAAGGCAATTAAGGAACTGAACATACAATATGAACTTAGGGACAGACAGGTGGAAGCTTTTGTGCTGGGTTAGGAGGCCGTATGTGTAAGCGTGGAGATATTTATTATGTGGACTTTGGAAAAAGGGAAGGCAGCAAGCAGGGCGGTATCCGTCCGGCACTTGTTGTAAGCAATAATAAGGCAAATAAGTATTCCCCTGTTATTACCGTAGTTCCGCTATCGGCAAGGGTGTGGAAGAAAAAGTATCTTCCTACCCATGTGCTGATACCAAGAAGCAGTGGATTAAACAGACCGAGCATGGCTCTTGCCGAACAGGTGGAAACGCTCGATAAAACAAGACTTGGGGACAGAATCGGGGAAGTATTGGATGAGATGGTCATGGAGCAGATCACCGTGGCACTTCAGATACAGATAGGTGCATATGAGGAGTATAATTAAGGCAGTCGGCTGGCTGTCTTTTTTGTTTTTGGTATGGTAAAATTAATCAGAGGAGATGATGCAATGCCGAATACTGAAAAATTGATTACTTTTGAACGCTATGAAGAACATAAAGGATTTTACAATTATTCTGATGGAGAAAAAGCACTATGCAATGTTATGTATAGCGACTTTTTCGAATATCCTGAGGATGATGATGAATTTCCGTATACTTCAGCACACGAATTATTGTGTGGTTCCTGTAACCATTTTGCCATGTCGCTGAGTAAAACATTTAATTATAATCAATATATTATCGAAGGCAAAAATAAAAAGGGATTTCATGTTTTCTGTCAGATATACAAAAATAGAAGATGGTATTATGTTGATGCCAGAGGAGTAACTTCGAGTTTTGACGAATTTATGGATGTAGCGAAAATGTTTGTAACAGACGAATATATGATTAGACCTGTTACTTCTAAGGATATAGAAGAATGGGAAAACTATAGTGATTACAATGAGGAAGCATATGCTTTTGCAGAAGCTGTGATTAAAAAATATGAAAACTATTATGTTTTGGATTAATAGATTGAACTTTGGAAAGGGGCGTTATTATGGCAGCAACAAAAAATACAGGTCTTACCCGTGGAGACAAAACGCATAAAAAATTTATGGATAAGCTGAATGTCTTAAGGGATAATGTGAATCATGGATATGATTCATTGAAAGCAGTGCATAAACAGACTACAGATTCATCTGTCCGTTTTAAGGAAACTGTCGATAAAGGCCAAGAGACCGAACGTAAAGCACTTTATGATATTATAAAGACTTCAGAAGATGAAGGGAAAACTGAGTGGGCGAAAGAACGTATTCAGGAACTTGACCGCATTAAGGAAAAAGAAGTAGAAGAACATAATGAATTTTTGAAAGAAGAACGTGAAAAGACTAATAAGAACATTACGGGCGGTATGCTGCTGATTGCTGTTTCGGCAGGTCTGATTTCTAATAAACAGGTAAGGCAGATGGGCGGGAAAGCTATCAGCTCTGTAGGTAAAGGTCTGCTGCGGTTAAAAAAATAGAAGGTGGTGTCCTAAGTGTGTACTAAAGGTGTACTGACTTTTTGTTTTACAGGTGATATGATTAAGATGGCAAAAGTGGAAGGGAGCAGAAATGCTCCTTTTCTTTATGCCATAAGGCGGTGTCTTTCCAATCCTTTCACACCGCCCGTGTACATAGAAGGGAGGAATGGCAGATGCCAAGAAAGCCAAAGAAACCGTGCAGACATCCCGGATGTCCGAAGCTGACAGACGGTCTGTACTGTGAGGAACATGAAGCATTGCACCGTGGTGACAGGGAAAGCAGCAGTAAGCGTGGTTATAACAGGCAGTGGCAGAAGGCAAGGGCGAGGTACTTAAAAGCACATCCTTTGTGCGTGCAGTGCATGAAGGAAGGCAAGGCAGTGACTGCAACCGTGGTTGACCATGTGAAGCCACACCGTGGTGATCCCGTTCTGTTCTGGGACGAGAAGAACTGGCAGAGCTTATGCAAACCTTGTCATGATAAAAAGACATGGAACGAAGATAACAATCCTGAGTATCGGTTCTGACAGCAGACCGTGGGGGTATCAAAATCTCTACGGAGCGTGCTGCTGAAGACCGATGGCCCCCTTTGCGTGAATTTTCGCAGAATTAAACAGGGGGGATATAAAAAGGGTATGGTAATTTTCGCAGAATGTACTTAAAACACGGCAAAAAGGGGTATTTCCTTTTGCCGGAAAATCAGAAAAAAAGCATTATTTAAGGCTGGAAAACAGTGTAAAAACATTGTTTTTCCGGTCTTTTTTGTGTGCCGGAAGGAGAGTGGAAAGGATGACGGACGCACAGGCAAAGCAGATCAACGAGATGCGGATGAAGGGGATGGGCTATAAAGCCATCGGAATGGCAATCGGACTGTCCCGTGACATCGTAAGGAATTACTGCAAGAGACACAACCTTGCCGGATACGCTACGGTGGTTTCAAAAAATATGAAACTCATGGTGGACGGTAAAGAGGTGTGCCATTTCTGCGGTAATCCGATCACGCAGCCGAAGACAGGCAGACCGAGAAGGTTCTGCTGTGAAAAATGCAGAAGGGAATGGTGGAAGGCACACCCGGAAGCAGTGAAGAAAAGCGAGAAGGCTTCCTACACGCTTGTATGTGAGCAGTGTGGGAAGCCTTTCATTTCCTATGGAAACAAGAACAGAAAATACTGCGGCCGTGAATGTTATTTCCGGCACAGATTTTTAGCAGAGGAGGATATGGAAGATGCAGTTTCAGAGTTATAAAATAGCAGACCTTATCCCGGCTTCCTATAATCCGAGGAAGAAGTTAAAACCGGGTGATAAGGAATATGAAAAAATCAAGAACTCCATTAAAGAGTTTGGTTATGTCGAGCCGATCATCATCAACTCAGACATGACCATTATCGGCGGACACCAGAGAGCCACGGTCCTTGCAGACCTCGGGTACACGGAAGTGGAGTGTATCGTGGTCGATATTGACAAGACCAAGGAAAAGGCACTCAATGTAGCACTCAATAAAATTACGGGCGAATGGAACAAGGAACTTCTGGCTGATCTTATCAAAGACCTTGAGGATTCCGATTTTGATGTCGGTGTTACGGGTTTTGAACCGCCGGAGATAGAGCAGCTTTTCAATTCTGTGCATGATAAGAAAATCACGGAAGATGATTTTGATGTGGAAGCGGAACTTGCAAAACCGACCGTTGCAAAAACTGGTGATGTGTGGCTGCTCGGAAAGCACCGTGTCATCTGCGGTGATTCCATTCTGCCGGAAACTTACGATACATTGATGGACGGCAGGAAAGCAAACCTTGTGCTGACGGATCCTCCATACAATGTAAATGTTGAGGAGACAGCCGGAAAGATAAAAAATGACAATATGCCGGATGAAGATTTCTATAAATTCCTGTTCGCAGCATTCGTCAACATGGAGCAGTCAATGGAACAGGATGCTTCCATTTATGTTTTTCATGCGGATACGGAAGGACTGAATTTCAGAAAGGCATTCAAGGATGCCGGATTTTACCTTTCCGGGTGCTGCATCTGGAAGAAGAACGCACTGGTTCTTGGAAGAAGTCCGTACCAGTGGCAGCACGAGCCGTGTCTGTTCGGATGGAAGAAAGGCGGGAAGCACCAGTGGTATTCCGACAGGAAGCAGACCACCATCTGGGAATATGACCGTCCGAAGGCAAGCAAGGACCATCCGACCATGAAGCCTGTGGCGCTTATGGCATATCCGATCCAGAATTCCTGCATGAGCAACTGCATCGTGCTTGATCCGTTCCTTGGTTCCGGCTCTACGCTGATTGCCTGTGAGCAGACACACCGTATCTGCTACGGTATCGAACTGGATGAGAAGTTTGTGGATGTGATCGTAAACCGCTACATTGAACAGTGCGGTTCGGATGCGGATGTATTTGTCATCCGTGACGATATGAAAATTTCATATCAGCAATTATGCAAGGGAGGGCAGTATAATGAAACAGATGACCTTCCTTGATCTATGTTCCGGCATCGGCGGCTTCAGGCTCGGTCTTGAAACTGCCGGCCATAAATGCATCGGGTACTGTGAATATGATAAATTTGCAAGAGCCTCATATGAGGCAATGTATGATACGGAAGGAGAGTGGAAAGCTCATGATGTCACAAAACTCAAACCCGGAGATGTCCCCTATGCAGACATCTGGTGCTTCGGATTCCCATGCCAGGACATCTCCGTTGCCGGAAAACAGCGGGGACTGGTCGGAAAAAGAAGTGGAATATATTACAACATTATTGACCTCCTCAAAGGCAAAGAGGAAAGTGCTAAACCCTCATACCTACTTGTTGAGAACGTTAAGAACCTGTTATCGATCAATGCAGGATTCGACTTTGCCTCAGTTCTGTCTGAAATGGACGAAGCAGGGTATGACTGTCGGTGGCAGGTGCTTAACTCCAAAAACTTCGGAGTCCCGCAGAACCGTGAGCGTGTGTTCATTATCGCAAATCTTAGAAGCAGAGGTAGACGAGAAATATTACCTCTCACTGGAGAAAACGCAGCAGCTCTTAACCAGCTTATAGGAGGTATGCAGGGCTACCGTGTTTATGGGACGGACGGCATTTCCGCAACCCTTGTGGGGAATGCGGGCGGTGTCGGGGCCAAGACGGGTCTTTACTTCATCGACCAGAGCAACCATGATCCGAAGATCACGGATACGGCAAGATGCCTGACAGCGAGGTACACAGCCGGGATGACCAACCATACCGCCATGAACTCAGCCGTGCTGGAAGTCCACCCGGTGCTTACACCGGAGCGGATGGAGAAACGGCAGAACGGAAGACGGATGAAAGAGGACGGAGAGCCGATGTTCACCCTGACCTCTCAGGACAGGCACGGTGTGTGTGTCTGTGAAAAGGTGGATTCCGTCAAAGTAAAAAATGCCACGAAGGCAGGATATGAAGTGGCACGGGAAGGGGACGGTATCAACCTTGCCTACCCGGACAGTGAGACAAGAAGGGGACGGGTCGGAAAAGGATGCTCCCAGACACTGGACTGTTCCGGGCAGATGGGAACGCTCATGAGGGGCGGCCGCATCAGACGGCTGACTCCGAGGGAGTGCTTCCGCTTACAGGGATTTTCTGATGAGCTTTTTGACCGTGCCTCTGCCGTCAACTCTGATGCACAGCTTTATAAACAGGCCGGAAATGCAGTCACCGCAACGGTTGCTTATGCGGTTGCGATGTCACTTCCGGAGTCCAGAAGCTGACATTACATTTTCTTTTGGAAAGTACCATTATCTGCTTGACTATATGGGCATTCAGAGTGATATATGGTACTACCAAAAGGAAAGGAGACCAGCAGAATGGAAATTATTACAAACGCTGAGAACAGGAAAGAATTAGTAAAAGCCTTATCCGGACATTTCGGACAGAGGTCAGAATACCTTGGACCGCCATCCTTTGCATACCGCATCGGAAGCATCACGGTGGACAGGGACGCAAAGGTCATACTTGAAGATGACAGCATGGAAGACGAGGTGAGAAGGGTGCTTTTCCAGAATGACGTGGCAGAAGAGACACAGGAAACACAGACGGAAGAACCGGAAGCAGAGATCAAAATACCGATCGGCAGCATGACACCACAGGGCATCATCAACCTGATAAACATGATGCATTCCAAACAGTACCTTATCAACAGGGCAGTCGGAAGGGAGTGCATTTCCATAGCAGACAGCCTTATAAATGCCCTTGCCGAAAATACCTTTGAAGATACGGAGTCGGCAGCTGGGTTCATTACGGAACAGGGCGGATGCAGCGGTGTCAACTTTGCAGACGGGAACGTTGAGTTCACGGGATTTCCGCATACCGATGGCATGATGGAATACTGCAGACTTGTATCGGCAATGGTAAAAAAAGCATCGGAACAGAAACGTGTGAATCCGAAGCAGACCATTGAAGAGAATGAAAAATATTACATGAGGGCATGGCTGGTATCCATCGGATTTGGCGGGAGCGAAGGAAAGGAAACAAGGTCCTTCTTCCTTAAGGGGCTGAAAGGCCATACGGCATTCCGGACTCCGGAAGATGCGGAAAAGTGGAAAGCCAACCGCAGGGCAGAAAGGGGGTCAACGGTATGTTCGGAGTAAGCAGACAGACACTTGAGAGACTGAGAAAGGAATACCCTGCGGGAACCAAGGTGGAACTTATCCGCCTTGATGACCCATACAGAAAGATACCGTCAGGAACCATCGGAACGGTCGAGTTCGTGGATGATGCGGGACAGCTCCACACGGTGTGGGAGGGACACGGTTCTCTTGCAATGATCTACGGAGTGGATGAATGGAGAAAGGTGGATACCAATGAATAAGATAACGACCGTATGTTACGGTAAAGAAGATACATGGGAAACGAAGGAAGCTGCGGAGCAGTTCTTCCTTCAGGCCATGATGGGTTCTGACGGAAGCGAAAGAGACCGATATACTAATATATACATAAAACTGCAGATGGGAATGGACTTCTGCACGGATGACGAATATTAACCAAAAGGGAATGTGATGAGTTGGAAGACAACAGAAAGAAATTAGCGAAATTAAGCAGGGAAGAGTACCGCAGTGTTGTTGCAGAAAGGCTTAAGGCCATAGCAGAACTGCACGATCTTGATACAAAGGTTTTTGCAGAAAAATGCGGAATCAGCACAAGACGAATGAAAAATCTGATGAATGGAACAGCGAATCTGAGGATTCCTGAAATGCTTGACATTTCGGATGCATTTAATGTCGGCATAGAGTTTATTATGGGATGCTACCCGTATCCGCTGCCGATGCCAAAGGATGAAACAGAGGCTGCCGTATATGAACTGGTGGGAAAGATGGATATGGATGAACTGAAGGAATTTAAGGACAGGCTGGGTGAAAAACTGAAAGAGACAGAATCATAAAATACACAATGCAAAGCGTGTATTTAAGCAGAATCTTTGTGCAGTGTATGGCGCATATATAACTGGATATATGTGTGCTTTAGAGCGAATATGTACCTACCGAAAGGAAAAAACATACGGAGGTACAAGCAATGAACGAAAGGATTACAAAGCAGATCGAGGAAATGAAGAAACAGACCATCGGAGTTGAGGTCGAGATGAATAATATCAGAAGGGATAAGGCAGCAGAGCTCGCAGCCGCATTCTTTGGAACGGGAAGATTTGAAAACACGGCTTTCAGAAACGGATATTATACATGGTCAGCATGGGACGAAAGCGGAAGGGAATGGAAATTCCAGAAGGATGTCAGCATTGTGGGACCTGATGATAAGAAATGCGAGCTGGTGACACCGATCCTTACCTACAGCGACATTGAAACACTGCAGGAACTTATCAGAAAGCTCAGACATGCGGGTGCAAAAAGCGATGCAACGAGGGGATGCGGAGTACACATCCACATCGGTGCAAAAGGGCATACTCCGCAGACACTAAGAAATCTTGCCAACATCATGGCGGGGCATGAGAACCTTCTGGCGGATGCCTTAGACCTTGACAGGGGAAGGATGAACCGCTACTGCAGAACGGTAGACCCAAGATTCCTCAAAGAACTCAACAAGAAGAAGCCAAAGACGATGGCTGCCCTTGCAGACATCTGGTACACTTCAAACGGTGCAAGCTACGGACGGAATCAGCATTACAACGACAGCAGATACCATATGCTGAACTACCATGCAACCTTTACAAAAGGAACGGTTGAATTCAGACTTTTCCAATTCGATGCTCCGGCAGACGGAAAGCTGAACGGACTGCATGCGGGACAGCTTAAGAGTTACATCCAGCTCTGCCTTGCACTCAGCCAGATGGCAAAGGAAGTAAGGACGGCAAGCCCGAAACCGCAGCAGACAGAAAATCCGAAATACGCAATGAGGACATGGCTTTTAAGACTCGGATTCATTGGGGATGAATTCAAGACGGCAAGGGACATCCTCACAAAGAGACTTGCAGGAGACACCGCATTCAGAAGCGGAAGGGCTGCTTGAAGAGAACAGCCTCCTGCCACCTTGGAGCACTGACCGCCATGTGCGGTCTTAAGGTGGTAGAAGGGTGTTCCCTTCGGAAAGGATGGAAACATTATGCAGAAAAGATATTACATTGCTTACGGCAGCAACCTGAACATCAGACAGATGCGGATGAGATGCCCGCATGCGAGGGTGATCGGAACTGCAGTCATTAAAGATTATGAACTGCTTTTCAAAGGAAGCCTTACGGGTGCCTATCTTACCATAGAACCCAAGAAGGGCGGAGAGGTTCCCGTTGCAGCATGGGAAGTCACGGAATCGGATGAGGTGGCACTTGACCGCTACGAAGGATTCCCGACATTTTATTACAAAAAGGAAATGGAACTGGACATCAAAGGAATACGCACGGGAAAGATACGGAGAAGGAAGTGTTTTGTGTATATCATGCATGAAGAACGGAAGATAGGAGTACCTTCCCTTTCTTATGTAAGCACATGCCTTCAGGGGTACATCAGCTTTGGGTTTGACGAGCATTACCTTTCCGAGGCACAGATAAAAGCAGTGGAGGTGGCAGGACATGAAGAGTGAAACACTGCACATACGGATATGCCCCCGCTGCGGGGCATCCTACGGAAGGACACCCGCCCTTTCAAGGGCAGACGGCAGAACGCTTATCTGCCCGGACTGTGGGACACGTGAGGCGCTTGAGAGCATTGGTGTCGGGGGAGAGGAACAGGAACAGATCCTTGAAGCCATCCACAGGTCGCAGCGGTAAAATCCACAATTTCTCAGGCTGATCTTTGTGTACATTATGATGCTTAAATGACTGGATATATGTACGGTTCAGAGCGAATATGTACCTACCGAAAGGAAAAACAAAGAAAACGGAGGAAGATACAATGGAAACAAAGATCACAACAGCAGAAAAATTAGCGATGGAGCTTTACGGATGCATGAATTCAGCAGTCCTTGACTACGGTGATTACACGGTTGCAGTCTGGGATCACTGCTTTAAAGGAAGCATTGCAGAAGTTTATGAACTGGTTGAAACACCGGATGAGACAGGTTTTGGGAGATGCGAATGCAGGATTTCAAGGATTGGAAGAAAAGAAGGATTTGAGGATGCCGGGCATGCAATGGCATGGGCACTCACAAATGTAAAATAGCAGAAAGGGCAGGGAAAGCGTTCCCTGCCTGTGTACATTTACACAATGTACCGACAGTATCTTTGTGTACATTATGGCACTGAAATGACTGGATATAATCAGCGTTTAGAGCGAATATGTACCTACCGAAAGGGAAAACAAAGAAAAAAAAGCGGAGGTACAAGACCATGAAGAGAATTGAGGTTTTTGAAAAAGCCATGAACGAGGGAGGAAGCCTTAAGGATTACGGAATCAACAGCACATTGTTTGCAGCATACAGAGACTGCCAGGAAACAGGAAACGATAACATTGATTTTAACGGAGTCATCTGGGATTACGACATTCCGGAAATTGTAAAGGCTTTAAAGGAAAACGGCATCAGTGAATTTACGATAAGCAGTACATTTTCAAGCCTGATCGAAACACTTGCAGCATTTGAAAAGGAAGGCATCAGGATGGCAGGGCTAACCGAGGTGAATGCAACATACTCGGATTGGAAAACAGGAAAGAAAGCAAGAATTCCGGCAATCAGAATGACACTTTAAGAATAAACACACAAATCGGAAGACCTCTTCGGAGGTCTTTTTATTATGCCATTTGTGGGGAGGTGAGGACAGTGGCACAGAGAGGAAGAAAACCAAAGCCTACTGCAGTAAAGGTGATTGAGGGCAATCCGGGCAAGAGAAGCCTTAATACGGGCGAACCAAAGCCTGAGAAAAAGGCCCCGCGCTGTCCGGCATGGCTTGAGGATGAGGCAAAGAAGGAATGGAAGCGGATGGCAAAACAGCTGGAGCATCTGGGAATCCTTACGGAAATCGATATGGCAGCATTCGCAGGATACTGTCAGGCATATGCGAGATGGAAAGAGGCAGAGGAGTTCATTACACAGCACGGGACCATCGTAAAGACCCCGAGCGGATACTGGCAGCAGGTGCCGCAGGTGTCCATTGCCCAGACCTATCTGAAGATCATGAATAAGTTCTGTGAGCAGTTCGGTCTGACCCCGTCTGCAAGAAGCCGTATCTCCACGGACAGCGGTGAGGATAAGCAGAACGATGAAATGGAGCTTCTGCTTGTGAAAGGCGGTGCAGGATAATGTTTGACAAGGCAAAAGCAGACCATGCGGTCAATTTCATAAACTGCCTGAAGCACACCAAAGGAAGGTGGCGGGGAGTTCCGTTTGAACTTCTCCCGTGGCAGGACGAGATCATCCGTACCATTTATGGGACTGTAAAGGAAAACGGATACAGGCAGTACAATACCTGTTACTGTGAGATACCAAAGAAAAACGGAAAATCGGAACTGGCGGCTGCCATTGCACTGTATATGACATGCGGTGATGGTGAATGGGGAGCAGAGGTTTACGGCTGTGCTTCCGACAGGCAGCAGGCTTCCATCGTATTTGATGTTGCGGTGGATATGGTGGACCAGTGTCCGGCACTGAAGAAAAGGATCAAGCCCGTCATGTCCGTAAAAAGGCTTGTATATAAACCAACCAACAGCTTCTACCAGGTGCTGTCGGCAGAGGCATACACAAAGCATGGACTGAATGTCCATGCGGTCATCTTTGATGAGCTGCACGCACAGCCGAACAGGGAACTGTTCGATGTCATGACCAAGGGTTCCGGTGATGCCAGGACACAGCCGTTGTTCTTCCTGATTACGACAGCCGGGACAGACCGGAATTCCGTGTGTTTTGAACAGCACCAGAAGGCTCTGGATATCATAGAGGGGAGAAAGATAGACCCGACATTTTATCCTGTGATCTACGGGGCATCTGATGAGGATGACTGGTCGAGTGAGGATGTGTGGTATAAGGCAAATCCGTCACTCGGATATACGATTGACATTGAAAAAGTGCAGAATGCATATATCAGTGCAAAAGAGAATGCAGCAGAGGAGAACGTATTCCGGCAGCTCCGTCTGAACCAGTGGGTGAAACAGAGCACCAGGTGGATGCAGATGGATAAGTGGGATGCCTGTTCCTTTGCCGTGAACGAGGAGGAGCTTCTCGGAAGGGAATGCTATGGCGGACTTGATCTTTCAAGTTCCACGGATATTACGGCATTCGTGCTTGTGTTCCCGCCAAGGAATGATACGGAGAAATATGTGATCCTTCCGTATTTCTGGATACCAGAGGATAACATGAGACTGCGTGTCCGAAGGGATCATGTCCCCTATGATGTCTGGGCAGCCGAAGGGTGCTTAAAGACCACGGAAGGAAATGTCATCCATTATGGATTTATCGAGCAGTTTATAGATGAACTTGGCACGAAGTTCCATATCAAGGAGATCGCATTTGACCGATGGGGAGCTGTGCAGATGGTGCAGAACCTTGAAGGTATGGGATTTACCGTTGTCCCGTTCGGACAGGGTTATAAAGATATGAGTCCACCGACAAAAGAACTGATGAAACTGACATTGGAAGAACGGATCGCACATGGCGGACATAAGGTACTGCGTTGGATGATGGATAATGTGTTTGTCCGTCAGGATCCGGCGGGAAACATCAAAATGGATAAGGAAAAATCCACGGAGAAGATTGACGGGGCCGTTGCAACCGTTATGGCACTTGACCGTGCAATCAGAAATGAATGCAGTGACGGAAGCGTGTATGATGACAGGGGTATTCTTGTATTCTGATGCAGCCGTGTATGATTCTGTAAAATCATAATCCGGCTGCATGTTTCTGTGTTAAGATATAGGAAAAGCACAGGGAGGCATTTCGTATGCAGGAAGAATTTTTTATGAACAGTATGGAAAAAGACCCCAAACTTAGCGGTGAGCACGGGGCGCAGACAAGGAAGTCCCTTGCACTGAAAGCAGAGGAGATCCTCGGACTGGATCTGGAAACAGTGGTAGCGGATGATGACCTTATGTATGATTCACTGATGAAACTGAAACCGATTGAGAACCCAAAGAAAAATCCAATGCAGAATGCACTGAGAAAATATTATTACTACAGGAATGGGAAAGAGTTCCCACGACTGAACAATTATCAGAGATGATCAGGAACGGCACTTCTTCGGAGGTGCTTTTTTTGTACCCATTTTTAGGAGGTGTCACATGGGAATTAAGAGTTTATTCGGATTCGGACAGGCAAGGGATAAGCCTGTGGATAAGGCGGCAGATGCAGGATATTCGTTCCTGTTTGGAAGGACAACTAGCGGAAAGCCCGTTAATGAAAGAACTGCAATGCAGACCACGGCAGTGTATGCCTGTGTGAGGATACTAGCAGAAGCAGTCGCATCCTTACCTCTTCATGTATATGAGTACCAGGATGACGGAGGCAAGAAGCTGGTGCATGACCATCCGCTATATTATCTGCTCCATGATGAGCCGAACCCGGAGATGACTTCATTTGTGTTCAGGGAAACACTGATGAGTCATCTTTTAATATGGGGAAATGCTTATGCCCAGATCATAAGGGACGGGGCTGGAAGGGTGCTTGGACTGTATCCGCTCCTGCCGGACAAGATGGAGGTGCAGAGGGATGACAAAGGAAACATCTATTATGTGTATTCCAGAAACAGTGATGAGAACCCTATGTTCAAGGAATATGGAAATATCAAACTGAAAGCCGAGGATGTGCTTCATATCCCCGGACTTGGGTTTGACGGACTGATCGGATATTCCCCAATTGCGATGGCAAAGAACGCTGTCGGCATGACGCTTGCCTGTGAGGAATACGGGGCGAGTTTCTTTGCAAACGGGGCGAATCCGGGCGGTGTCCTGGAACATCCGGGAGTCCTGAAAGACCCGTCAAAGGTGAGGGAGTCCTGGAACTCCGTGTATCGTGGCGTGAGTAACGCACACAAGATAGCAGTGCTTGAGGAAGGCATGAAGTACCAGCAGATTGGGATACCACCGGAAGAGGCACAGTTCCTTGAAACAAGGAAATTCCAGATCAATGAGATCGCAAGACTGTACAGGATACCGCCACATATGGTCGGTGACCTTGATAAGTCGAGCTTTTCCAATATCGAGCAGCAGTCCTTGGAGTTCGTAAAATACACACTTGATCCGTGGGTGATTAGATGGGAGCAGTCCTTACAGAGATCGCTCCTTCTGCCGGGAGAGAAAGGAAAGTATTTTATCAAGCTGAATGTGGACGGTCTGCTCCGTGGGGATTACCAGTCGAGGATGAACGGCTATGCAGTCGGAAGGCAGAACGGATGGTTTTCTGCAAATGATATCCGTGAGATGGAAAACATGAACCCGATCCCTGATGAGGAAGGGGGAAACCTGTATCTGATAAACGGTGCAATGACCAAACTTGCGGATGCGGGAGCTTTTGCAAAGACGGATACTGGGCAGCAGAACACTCCGGCACAGGAAAACAGCGGAAAGAGAGGTAAACGATGAAGCGGAAGTTTTGGAACTGGATAAGGAATGAAGATGAGAGCGTGCCTGACATGGAAAGGACGCTCTTTTTAAATGGCATGATCTCGGATGAAACATGGTACGGGGATGAAGTCACCCCGCAGCTTTTCAAGGATGAACTGAATGCCGGAAATGGAAATATCACGGTGTGGATCAATTCTCCGGGCGGTGATGTGTTCGCAGCAGCACAGATCTATAACATGCTCCGTGACTATAAGGGAAGCGTGACTGTCAAGATAGACGGTATTGCAGCTTCGGCAGCATCCGTGATCGCAATGGCAGGAGACACGGTCTGTGTATCCCCTGTTGCAATGATGATGATCCACAATCCTGCGACCATGGCAATGGGCGAGACAAGGGATATGCAGAAAGCAATCGCCATGTTGAATGAGGTCAAGGAATCAATCTTAAATGCCTATGAATTCAAGACGGGGCTTACCCGTGCAAGGCTCTCCCACATGATGGATGATGAGACCTGGTTCAATGCGAAGAAGGCAGTGGAGCTTGGATTTGCGGATAAGATACTCTTTTCTTCTGGTGAGACGGATGAAGAGAAGAAAAAGCCTGAAAAGCCGGAAAAAGAACCGGAGGAAGGCAGTGATGGAGAGGAAGGAAAAGAAAAGGGAGACGGGGATAAGGACAAGAAAAAGAAGTTCCCGTTCCAGCAGGATTCCATGATGTATTCCACCAAGGCGATGAATGAATCGTTCCTTTCCAGGGTATCCCGTGTGGATGCCATGATACCAGTCAGCCAGTTAGAAAAAAGACTGAGTCTTTTAACACATTAAGGAGGATTTCAAGATGAGTAAGATTTTAGAATTAAGAGAAAAAAGAGCAAAGGCATGGGAAGCTGCAAAGGCATTCCTCGATGCCAAGAGAACACAGGAAGGTTTTGTGTCTGCTGAGGATGCAGCCACCTATGACAAGATGGAAAATGATGTCGTAAATCTTGGAAAGGAGATCGAGAGACTGGAAAGACAGGCTGCCATCGATGCAGAACTTTCCAAGGCAACAAGCACACCGATCACCAACAAGCCGGATGCAAAGACTGGCGGTGATACAAAGACCGGAAGGGCAACCGATGAGTACAGAAAAGCGTTCTGGAACGGCATGAGAAACAAGGTGCTGTCCTATGAAGTACAGAATGCCCTTACCATCGGCACGGATTCCGAGGGCGGTTATCTTGTACCGGACGAGTACGAGAAGAAACTGGTGGAAGCACTGGAAGAGGAGGTATTCTTCCGTAACCTTGCAACCGTCATCAAGACATCGAGCGGTGACCGTAAGATTCCAATCGTTACATCCAAGGGTGAGGCGGCATGGATCGATGAGGGCGGTCAGTTCCCTGAATCTGATGACAGCTTCGGACAGACAACCATCAGTGCCTTTAAGCTGGCAACCATGATCAAGGTGTCCGATGAACTCTTAAATGACAGTGTGTTCAATATCGAGCAGTACATCTCAAGGGAGTTCGGAAGAAGGATCGGTACGAAGGAAGAAGAGGCGTTCTTTATCGGCGACGGTAAGGGCAAGCCTACCGGAATCTTCAATGCCACAGGCGGTGCTGAGACAGGTGTGACATCTACCGGAACATCCATCACGTTTGATGATGTCATGGATCTTTATTATTCCCTCCGTGCCCCTTACCGTAACAAGGCGGTATGGCTTTTGAATGATTCGACCGTAAAGGCAATCAGAAAGCTGAAGGACGGAAACGGAAATTATATCTGGCAGCCGTCCGTAAGGGAAGGTGAGCCTGATAAGATCTTAAACCGTCCTTACCGCACATCCATCTATGTGCCGGAACTTGCAGCCGGAAACCGTGTTATGGCATTCGGTGATTACAGTTACTACTGGATTGCAGACCGCCAGGGCAGAAGTTTCAAGAGACTGAATGAGCTTTATGCTACAACCGGACAGGTCGGATTCCTTGCTTCCGAGCGTGTGGACGGCAAGCTGATCCTTTCCGAGGCAGTCAAGACACTTGATATCAAGGCTGCCGGAAAGTAGGGGTGGCAGGATGTTCGTAACGCTTGAGGAAGCCAAAGGGTATCTCAGGGTCGATTCGTCAGACGAGGATGAACTCATCCTCCGTCTGATGGAAACATCCGACCGCCTGATCTTAGACGTGACAAGACAAACCCCAGAAGAACTCAAAGAGTATGGATCTGTTGTCCGTACTGCAGAACTGTATGTTATTGCCTACCTGTATGAGCATCGGGAAGAAGCGGATCATAAGACCATGACGGAAACATTGAAGTATCTGTTTTTTGGAATCAGGAGGGAGATATTCTGATGATAGAACTCATGCGTGAACGGATCACGATACAGAAAAGCAGAACGAAGACGGACAAAGCCGGAAACCACACGGTTGTGTGGGAGAATCATTATCAATGTTTTTCCTATGTGAACAGCCTGTCGGGAAAAGAATACTGGGAAGCAAAACAGGTAAATGCGGAAACGGAGATTGATTTTGTCATCCGCTACTGCAGTGAGGTGTCAGGTCTTGATACGGAGCATTTTCGTATTGTTTTCCGTGGGAATCTTTACAATATTTCCTTTATTGATAACGTGCAGTATAAAAATAAGACAGTCAAAATAAGGGCTGCCCTGACAAAGAGGTGAGCGGATGGCAGAGAGAAGGACAACGGTTGACGGACTGGCAGATGCAATCATGGATGGTCTGAAAGAGTATGCCGGTCTTGCAACGGATACCGTTAAGGATGCGGTAAAAGATGCATCCAAGACCGTAAAGAAAGAGATACAGGCAAATGCCCCGAAGCAGACAGGAAGGTATAAGAAAAGCTGGACGGTCAAAAAGACAGCGGAGAGCAGCAGCTCACTTACCATGACAGTCCATTCCAAGGACAGATACCAGATTGCACACCTTCTGGAACACGGCCATGCAAAACGTGGAGGCGGCAGGGTAGCCGGAAGGGAGCATATCGCTCCGGCAGAAGAAAAAGGCAATAAGGAACTTCTGCAGAAGATAGAGAGGGGGTTACGGTGATGACACATGAAGAAGTGATGTCAGTGATGGAAAAAATCGGTCTTCCGTATGCCTATCATCATTTTGCAGAGGGCGAGTCACCCGATCCGCCTTTCTTGGTATTTTTATATCCGAAGAGCAATAATTTTTCTGCTGACGGAAAGGTATATCACAAAATAAACTGCCTGAATGTGGAGTTATATACGGATGTAAAAAATATAGAACTTGAACAGAAAATAGAAGCCATGTTTGACGGGCATGGAATTTTTTATGAGAAAAGCGAAGTATGGATTGAGTCAGAAAGTCTGTATGAAGTGCTTTATGAGATGGAGGTATAGAAAAATGGCTAATAAAAAGAATAAAGTCAAGTTTAATATTCGAAATGTGCATTATGCACTGCTTACCAAAAGTGATGATGGAGAGGTGACATATGGTACACCTGTGCCGATGCCCGGTGCGGTATCCATTTCGCTTGATCCAAACGGAGAGCCAAGTGTATTCTATGCAGACGGATATGCATATTACACGATCAATAACAATCAGGGCTATGAAGGTGACCTTGAACTTGCTCTGGTGCCGGAGTCGTTCCGTACCGATGTACTGAAGGAATCCCTCGATGCCAATAATGTGCTTGTCGAGGATGCGACCGTGGAAACAGGTAAATTTGCACTGTTGTTTGAATTTGATGGTGACATCAATAAAATCCGTCATGTGCTTTATAATTGCACGGCAGCAAGACCTACCATTGAATCAGCAACAAAGGAAGATGAGATTGAGGTCAAGACAGAAACCCTGTCGATTACGGCATCACCTCTTGATGGGGGCTATGTAAAAGCACGTACGTCTGACAGCACATCGGCGGCTGCTTATGATGGCTGGTATAAAACAGTATATCTTCCGAAAGCAGTATCTGATGCATCAGGCCAGTCCGACAGTACAAAGGTATCATCAGCAAAGAACAGTTCTAAGGAGGTCGTATCATGAGCCTTATAAAAAATCTTGAAATTGATGGAAAGCAGGTGCCATTCAAGGCATCTGCTGCAATCCCACGAATTTATCGTATTAAGTTTGGAAGGGATATTTATAAAGACCTGAGTGCATTGGAAAAGGCAGTAGGGAAAGATAAAGAGGAAAGTTCAAGTCTGGATCTGTTTTCGCTAGAAATGTTTGAGAATATCGCTTATGTTATGGCAAAACATGCAGACCCAACTATTCCCGATACACCAGAAGAATGGCTTGACGAGTTTAATACATTTTCCATCTATCAGATACTTCCACAACTTATTGAGTTATGGGGATTGAATGTAAAAACAGATGTTGAGGCTAAAAAAAACTTCGCCCGACAGAGCGTCAGATGACAACACCCTTATTTCTTCTAAGATGTGTGCAGATAGGTCTGTCTATCCGAGACCTTGATCTTCTGACAATAGGGATGGTCAATGATATGTATGCGGAGAGCAGTAATGATGATTATAAGTATCCAGAAGTTGCAACGCAGGAAGATTTCGACAGATTCTAGATTGAGAGAACAGCCATTTTCTAATGTAATATGGAAAGTGGCTGAAATATTCTCTGCTGCAAAATGTGAATATGCTGGAGCAAAAATATAATAATTTACATAGAAACATCTGTCAAAATGGCAGGTGTTTTTCTTTGTTACGGAGCAGAAATGCTCCTTTTTTTGTACCAAATTTTAGGAGGAGGTGAGAATTCATGGCAAGCCGTATTCAGGGAATTACCGTAGAAATCGGTGGTGATACAACCAAACTGCAGAATGCACTTAAGGGTGTGAACGGACAGATAAAATCCACCCAATCACAGCTGAAGGATGTAAACAAACTGCTGAAACTGGATCCGGGCAACACAGAACTGATAGCACAGAAACATAAACTGCTCTCAGAGGCTGTTGGCGAAACAAAGGAAAAACTGGCAACCTTAAAGACGGCAGCGGAACAGGCAAATACTGCGCTTGCCAATGGTGAAATCTCCAAAGAGCAGTACGATGCATTGCAGAGGGAAATTGTAGAAACGGAGCAGGACTTAAAAAATCTGGAAACACAGGCGAACCAGTCGGCAACGGCAGTTCAGAAGATAGCAGCGTCTGGGGAAAAGTTAAAGACAGTCGGGAACAACATATCGTCTGCTGGACAGAAACTTCTTCCCGTAACAGGAGCTGTGGCAGGACTTGGTACGGCTGCGGTTACAACGGCAGCAAACTTTGAATCCTCCATGTCACAGGTACAGGCTACGATGGGAATCACCAAAGATTCCATGTCAACGGTTGACGGGCAGTCTGTTAATACGATGGACACCCTATCCAAACTGGCAAAGAAGATGGGTGCAGAGACAGCGTTTTCTGCAAGCGAATGTGCTGAGGCTTTGAATTATCTGGCTTTAGCTGGCTATGATACACAGCAGATGTGCGATACTTTACCGACTGTACTTAATCTGGCAGCTGCCGGAGATATTGCACTTGCCGATGCTTCTGATATGGTAACGGATGCGATGTCAGCCCTTGGTATGGGAGTTGATGAAGCAGGAACGATGGTAGACCAGATGGCAAAGACGGCATCTACTACGAATACATCCGTGGCACAGTTAGGGGAAGGTATCCTTACCATCGGTGCAACAGCCAAATCCATCAAGGGTGGTACGGCAGAACTTAATACGGCACTCGGTATCCTTGCCAATAATGGTATCAAGGGTGCAGAGGGTGGTACACATCTAAGAAATATCATCCTGTCTTTGCAGAATCCTACGGATAAGGCTGCCATTGCGATGGAAGAACTGGGACTGCAGGTTTATGATTCCGAAGGAAACATGAGGAGCATGAATGATATTCTGGGTGACCTGAATTCAGGAATGGATGGAATGACCTCTGCCGAGAAATCAAATATCATCGGCAGGATATTTAATAAAACCGACCTGTCATCCGTGAACGCACTGCTTGCCAATACGGGAAGTACATGGGATGACCTTCAGCAGTCTATTGCAGACAGCGGGGGTGCTGCCGGACAGATGGCAGATACACAGCTTGATAACCTGCAGGGACAGATCACCATATTGAAATCTGCATTAGAGGGACTTGCCATTTCATTCGGAGAACTTCTGATGCCTGCCATAAAACAGATCGTTGGATGGGTACAGTCATTTGTTGATGTATTAAACGGACTGGATGAAGGGACAAAGAAAACGATTGTCACAATTGCACTTATCGTGGCTGCCCTTGCACCAGTTCTTATCATTGTCGGAAAAGTCATCTCCGCTGTAGGAACGATCATGACGATTGTTCCAAAGATTGCCGGAGTCATCAATACAGTTAAAGGGGCATTTGCAGCACTGAATACGACAATGCTTGCAAATCCTATCGTTCTTATTATTGCAGCCATAGCAGCACTTGTGGCTGCTTTTATTTATCTCTGGAATAACTGTGATGGGTTCCGTCAGTTCTGGATTGACCTTTGGGAGAATGTGAAACAGGTTGCGGTTACGGTATGGGAGGCAATAAAATCATTCCTCTCAGCAGCATGGGAAGCAATAAAGACTACGGCAGCAACCGTGTTTGAGGCAATCAAGTCATTTTTTACAACCATATGGGACGGCATAAAACTTGTGTTCACCACGGTGCTTGAAGTGATAAAGACAGTGATTGTGACCTATTTTACCATCTACAAAACAGTGATCACGACAGTATTTAATGCAGTCAAACTTGTGGTGACAACCGTGTGGAATGCAATCAAGACCGTGATAACCACGGTTGTGACAGCAATCCAGACTTTTATTACGACAGCATGGAATACGATAAAGACAATCGTGACCACGGTGGTAAATGGAATAAAGACAGCGGTTTCCGGTGCCTTTACTGCGATGTGGACCGGCATAAAGACAACCATAGGAAATATTGTTACAACGATAAAAACAGGATTTGGCACGGCAGTTTCTTTTATCACGGGACTTGCACAGTCGGCGGTCAAGTGGGGAACAGACATTATTGACGGAATCGTAAACGGCATCAAAAAGTGTATCGGCAAGGTTAAGGATGCAGTATCCAATGTGGCAGAGACGATAAAGTCTTATCTGCATTTCTCCGTGCCGGATGAAGGACCTCTTACGGATTATGAGTCATGGATGCCGGATTTCATGGGCGGACTTGCCGAAGGCATAGAAAAGAGCCGTGGACTTGTAACAAAGGAAATCGAAAAACTGACGGATACCATGAATCTTGAAAATATGATGCCGGATATGGATGCAAGCCTGAATGCCACTGTCGGAGGAAATGCTTCTTCCGGGCAGAATGGCACGGTAAAACTTAATCAGCCGATCATGCTGGACGGAAGGGTGATCACGACACTTGTGTCACAGATACAGTATTCCAATGGTCAGGCATCCATGAGAAATCTTGGAATAAGTTAGGAGGTGCAGACAGTGTCAAAAACTGTAGACGGGGTGGTTTATTACACCGTAAGATTTTTAAATTATGCAGGGACTGACCTGCTCGGCACCTGTGATGTTGAAGCAGGCGGTGATGCCACAGACCTTGCACCACAGCCGGAAGTAATAGAGGGCATGGTGTTTAACGGATGGAATGTGGATATCACAAAGGTGATGGAAGATATGACGGTCCGTCCGACCTATAAGAGTGACAGCATATATTACACTGTTAATTTCCTAAACTATGCAGGGGACGATTATCTTTCAACACAGAAAGTAAAGGAAGGGGAAGATGCAGTTCCTCCGTCCCCGGAAAAGATCAGGGGATTGTTTTTTATAGGGTGGAATACGTCTTTTACGGATATTCATGAGGATAAGACCATCCGTCCGAGATACAGGGAGATACCTCCGCACCCGGTATTGAATTTTTATAAAAAGACAAAAGGGAATATTTCGGGAGAGTTTATCCGTTCTTATTCCGCCGTCAATGCCTGCAGCATTACGGCAAAACTGGACGGGGAATGCACAATGTCTTTTAAGATGCTGACGAGGAAGATAGATTCTTTTGTAGATGTGAAATGCATTGCAGAACTAGACGGACTGGTGTTTAACATTACGAATGTGAAAAAAAGTATATCCAGCGGTGTGTGTTATACAGAAATGGACTGTGAACACATTTCCTATATTCTGAATGATGATGAATATAAGGTGACTGCCTTTGACATGACGGGTACTCCAAGACAGATACTGTGGGCACTGCTTGCAGGAACACCATTCTGTGTCGGTACGGTGGATATAGAAAAGAAGGTAACACTCAGGATAAATACAGAAGCAACAAGACGTGCCTGTGTGATGCAGCTGCTTGCCCTTGTAAAAGGGGAAATCGAATATTACGGATATGCCATAGGCATCCGTAAGCACAGGGGAAACAGCCAGACGGTGGATATCATGAAAACAGAAAATGTAAAAGATATCAGTTATTCCTATAATGCAACGGAACAGAGGTACAGTTATTCCATTGACCTGTACAGAAAAGGAAATGTTGACCTTGGGGATGAACTGCTTCTTGATTTTAAGCCTTTATCCATATACAGGCAGAAGCGTGTGGTCGGTATGGAGTGGAATCCGTTCAATTATAATGAGGTGAGCATTACGATTGGTGCTTATATACCGACCATCAATGATTCCCTTTATTCTGTTGTTACAAGTGTGGAGGATATCAGAAATACTACGGCAAAATACACAGTGGAATTTGGGGAGATCATAGGAAATGGTTCTTTTTATTTTACAAGGGCATATAATGACAGACCTTATTTTCAGTACCAGACAAATGATGGGAAGACACCGACAGTAACGCTGACTAAGAAATCCGGCAGTGCATTTGCTTCTTATGTCGGTGCATCCATATCCGGGGTTTCTTCCTCAACGAGAACGGTCATTGCGTTTTACTGTACCGTGCCGGATGAAATGGAAGAAGAGGAAGATACAGATTAAGGAGGTGCTTTCGGATGGCTGTGTTCAGTGGGGATAAATATAAAAAGGCTTCATCGGATGCACTTGCATTTATAAAGAGACAGCTTGATGTAAACAACTTCAAGTGTCAGATAACATTTGACAAGGAATATGATGACAGTTATTCCGGGGATATCGTCTGGGGATATGTAACAGGGATATCCGTTGAGGAAGATCAGGTAAGGGCAAAATACATCTCCCCATCCACTTATTATGATTTCAACTATAAAGGAAAAGTCACAGGAACTGCAAGAAATCTTTCGGATTACAGTGATTATGCCGTGAATGTTTATGTTGTCCATGATGCTGATTACAAGGTGATCACCTGTCCTATCAAAGCAGACGGGACATGGGAGTCTGCTTTGACTTACAGGGAAACTTATACGGTAAAGGATAAAGACGAAGAAGGAAATGAAACAGGCACCACGCATACAGAGGTTGTGACTTATCTGCTTGATATAACGGTAGGTGGGGGGATTAAAGAGTTCCGTCTTGCCAAAGGCATAAAAGGAAAATGGGAACAGATTTCATCCTCTGATGAGGTGACGGTTGAAAGATATGTGTATGATGCAGACACAGAGATAAAAGCCGAAGATGGTGGGTATGGATACAGTTATTTTGAATACTTCACCGTAAGGCTTTACAGTTATTCGGATGCGGAATACATCAATGATATCTGTAAGATATGGAACTGTGGCGGTGGAAAATATATGTGGTACACCAATAAAGCTGCAACAGGGCATAAGATTGGAAAGGTCATGCAGCAGGTATGGAGGGATGGTGCGGTTGCATTTGATGCTGTCGGCATAGCAGGTGCTGTTATGAATCTGCAAAAAGGCAGACTTCCGGCATCGTTCCTTATTCCGACAGATGACCCTCAGTATAATAAGGACGGATCCAATGCTCTTGGTGCATATGGTTATATGCTGAATTCCAGAACATGGGCATACGATGTCGGTCTTGCATTACTGGTATTTACCACAAGCGGTGATTATGGTATCTGCAAAGAAATGCTGAAACGGATGCGGTATGAGCAGAACGATGACGGGAGTTTCAATTTTTCCTATGATATTTATATCGGACAGTTGTTTGACGGATATGTAAGAACCGGGGCAATGGGATGGCTGGTGTGGGGAGCCTGTTATTACACGATGGAAAGCGGGGACAGGGATTTTGTGAAGATGATAAAGAAAGCCGGGGACTGGCTCGTGTCAAAACAGGTCACGGATTCATCCGACCCACGATATGGACTTATGACAGGAGGTTACGGCAGTTACAACATGGAGGATTATTCTTATTCCGGTGAGGAAATAGAGTGGTGTTCCGTGGAACACCAGTGTTCAGCATTACAGGCACTTGAGGGATGTTCCCTTGTGCTGAAAAATAAAAAATACAAGGAAGCAGCAGAACTTGTCCGGGACAGTCTTTTTCTAAAATGCTACGACAGGGAGAACGGACGGTTCTTTCAGGGCATCAACGGAGGAGTGCCAGATAAGGCATGGGCGCTTGACTGCACCACATGGGCAGGAACACTTATCTTTTCCGTGGTGCATTCATCAACGGCAGAAGCGTGTCTTGAAACTGCAAAAAATGTGTATCTTACGAAGAATAAGAAGATCATACAGAGCAGGGAGAAAGATTACTATAATACAGCATATTCAGATGATGAAACATTTTCTGGATTCAAGCCGTACAGTGATAAGACGGCTGACTATAAAGGTGCGCCGGATATCGTGTGGACGGAAGGAACGCTTGGATACTCCACACTTGCCTATGTGCTGGGAAACATGGATGAGGCAAAGAAATATGTGGATGAGTGTATCAGACTGCAGAACTGTGACGGGAGTACGGGCGGCGTGATATATACGACAGCCACCTACGGAATGTTACCGTGGGAGTTTCATGTATGGGAGAGTGTGGTATCCTCATCATGGCTGTATCTGGTCATCAATAATCCCGATGTCCTTTTTCCAAGGACACTCAGACAGGTCTATTATATGGCTAAGATAAATAATATCCACGATGAAAGAAAATAGAATAAGTAATTTCGGAATCAGGCAGTTATCCATAATGGGTAGCTGCTTTTTTCATACAAAAATTTATAAGGAGGACAAGACGATGAAGGAATTCTGGAACGCAGTACAGTTTGTATTTACGGCTGTAGGTGGATGGCTTGGTTACTTTTTGGGAGGTTGTGACGGTCTGCTCTTTGCACTGCTTGCATTTGTGGTCATCGACTACATCACGGGAGTCATGTGTGCGATCAGTGACCAGAAGCTGTCCAGTGCAGTAGGTTTTAAGGGAATCTGCCGTAAGGTGCTGATTTTCCTTATGGTCGGCATCGCAAACATTCTTGATGTATATGTCATCGGGACGGGGAGTGTTTTAAGGACGGCAGCCATTTTCTTCTACATCTCAAATGAAGGAATCTCCCTTCTGGAGAATGCGTCCCATCTGGGACTGCCTGTTCCGGCAAAGATCAAAGCCGTGCTGGAACAGCTTCATGACAGGTCAGAAGAAGACAAAGACAACGGGGAAGGGTAGCACCTTCCCTCTTTTATTACAGAGAATTGGAGGATCATATTATGAGTCAGAAATTTGGAATCGATGTAAGCCACTGGCAGGGCAGTTTTGACTTTGCAAGGGCTAAGAGTAAGGAAGGCGTGGAGTTCGCAATCATCAAAGCCGGAGGTGCTGATGCCGGACTTTATAAGGACAGCCAGTTTGAAGCGAACTATAAGAAATGTGAGGAATGCGGGCTTCCAAAGGGAGCATATTTTTATGGAAATGCCAGAAGCGTGGCAGATGCAAAAAAAGAGGCAGAATACTTCCTTTCCCTGCTTAAGGGAAAGAGATACGAGTACCCGGTCTTTTATGATGTGGAAGGCAGAATGATCACAAAGAATGACAGGAATACACTGACACAGATCGTAAAGGCATTCTGTTCTGCAGTAGAAGCTGCCGGATACTGGGTCGGAATCTATTCGTCCGAGTCATTCTTCAACAGCGAGATGAATGACGGGGAGCTTACCCGCTACAGCCACTGGGTTGCAAGATGGGGTAAGAGCAAGCCGGCTCCGGCAAGCGGTGCAGAGACACAGATCTGGCAGTTCGGCGGGGAGACAAACCTTATCCGGAGCAACAAGATCAACGGGCAGTCCTGTGATCAGGATTACTGTTATGTGGATTTTCCTGCGAAAATCAAGACAGCCGGACTGAACGGTTATGCTAAGGGCAGCAGCAGTACAACCACTCCGGTGAAGAAGTCCAATGAGGAGATCGCATCCGAGGTGATTGCCGGAAAGTGGGGCAATGGCGCTGAAAGGCAGAAACTGCTCTCACAGGCGGGGTATGACTATTCTGCAATCCAGGGCATTGTGAATAAGAAACTTTCCCCATCCAGAAAATCAGTGGATGAGATCGCAAGGGAGGTCATCCGGGGCAAGTGGGGAAATGGTACTGACAGAAAGAAAAGGATCACCTCTGCCGGATATGATTATTCCGCAGTACAGAAAAGGGTAAATGAACTCCTGAAATAAGGATAAGGCTGATGGTCAGTAATGGCTGTCAGCCATATTTTTTTCCGTTTATGCCAAGGAAAGAAAGGTGAAAGGTATCGCAGATTGTACTTGCTATTATTGGCTTTCAGAGTGATATATAGACTACCCAAAGAGAAAGGAGTGGCAGAATTTGGAGATTCAGATAAGGGAAGGAAACAGCAGACAGAAGCAAAAACTTAAGGTATGCGCCTACTGCCGTGTCTCAACGGATGCGGATGAACAGGAAAATTCATTGGAAAACCAGATCAGGCATTATAAAGAAGTCATTACCAGTAATCCTGATTACGAGTATGCCGGGGTTTACAGTGACTTTGCCATATCAGGATTCAAGGAAAAACGTCCCGGTCTGCAGAAGATGTTAGCTGATGCCCGTAAGGGAAAAATAGACCTTATATTAACAAAATCCGTATCACGGTTCGCAAGAAACACCTCAATCGTTCTGGAAGCTACACGAAAGCTGAAAGAACTGAATGTTGGTGTTTTTTTTGAACTCCAGAATATCAATACCCTGTCAGGGGAAGGCGAGCTTATGCTTACGATCCTTGCTGCATTTGCACAGGCAGAAAGCGAGAGCGGAAGCGTTGGTGCAAAGATGGTGTACCAGAGAAAATACGAGGCAGGGATCCCCGTGCAGTACCTTGAGCGGTCTTTCGGATTTAAGAAGGATGAGCGGGGAGTCTATATCGCAGACGAAGAGGAAGCGGTATGGGTAAGAAAGATCTATGAGATGGCAGCAGACGGATATACTCCGGCAGCCATAAAGCGTTATCTGAATGAAAACGGGGTAAATACCGTGGGCGGTGCAGAGTGGATCGACAGCACGGTGTTCCGTCTCATTGAAAATGAGATCTACAAAGGCGATTACATCATGCATAAGCATTTTGTGAATGAAGAAAGAAAACTGGTGAGAAACAGGGGGGAGGTAGATGCTTGGTATATCGAGGATGACCATGAAGCAATCGTATCCCCTGAACTCTGGCAGAAAGCACAGGATGCACTGGAAGCAAAGCGGGATTATCTTGCGGAAGGCTCGGTGATCGAAGAGTTCACGGAAGAAAATTATCCATACATGAACAAGATCTTCTGTGCCAGATGCGGACACCCGCTTTATAAAAGAATCTACAGTAACGGCAACAGGCTGAACTGGGGATGCAGCGGTACAAAGCGGTATGGGAAGTCCTTCTGTGAAGGGATAAACATTCCGGATGGAGTCCTGCGCGGGGCATGGCATTTCGATGAAAATATGTATATAGGGGAAAAACAGACAGATAAGGGGAAAAAGGAATTCACCTATCTGAAAGAAGCCTCATGGAAAAGAAGGCATAAGAAGAAAGTGCCGGAAGCAATACCGAAAAATACGGAAGAAGCATATCCGTATAGAAAGAATATATTCTGCGGACTCTGCGGAAGCAGACTGGTCCGCCATGTAAATCCGAAAAGCCATAAGGTCATATGGATATGCAATGGGGCCAAACGAAAAGGAGTGGCATTCTGCAGGGGGACAAGGATACCTGATTCCGTTATCAGGGGATGGGGAGAAATCAAAAAAGATATTTATATTCAGAGAAAGGATGATAAGAATGGCAAGAAGCGTTACAGTTATACCAGCAAGAAACCGACAGCGTGAAACAGGACGCAGGGCGGTACAGGAAAAGAAGATAAGGGTGGCAGCCTACTGCCGTGTTTCCACGGATCAGGAAGACCAGATCCACAGCTTTGAAGCACAGGTCGATTATTACACCAAATATATCAATGACCATGAAAATTATGAAATGGCGGGCATCTATGCGGATGAGGGTATTTCAGGAACCAACACAAAGAAAAGGGAACAGTTCAAAAGAATGATCGCAGACTGCGAAGGCGGTAAGATAGATCTTGTCATTACAAAGTCCATCAGCCGTTTTGCAAGGAACACGCAAGACTGTCTGGAATATTCCAGAAAATTAAAGAACTTGGGAATCGGCATCATATTTGAGAAGGAAAACATCAACACGCTGGATTCCACGGGAGAGCTTCTGTTCACCATCTTAAGTTCCCTTGCACAGGATGAATCAAGAAACATTTCAGAAAACTGTAAATGGGGCATCCGCACAAAATTCAAGAACGGTGAGATGCATCTCAACACATTCAAGTTCCTCGGATACGATAAGGATGAGAACGGGAAGCTTGTCATCAATAAGGAACAGGCCAAGACGGTGAGAAGGATATACAGGGACTTCCTTATCGGAATCAATCCGGCGCAGATTGCGAAGGAACTGACGGAAGAGAAAGTTCCGGGGTGTCTTGGGCAGACAAAGTGGTATCCAAGCACGGTCACAGGGATCCTAAAACAGGAAAAGCACATGGGTGATGCACTTCTGCAGAAGACCTATACGGCAGACTTCCTTACCAAGAGACAGGTCAGAAACAACGGTGAGATCGCACAGGTCTATGTAAAGGACAGCCATAAGGGGATCATAGATAAGCAGACATGGAATGCGGTACAGGAAGAATTTGACCGCAGGGAAAAGTTCATGGAATCGCACGGCACGGACAGGTACAGTTACGGTGCGGACTGCATGCCGTTCTGTGAGAAGGTGTTCTGCGGGGAATGCAAAAGCCTGTTCACGAGACATTCATGGAGATCAAGGGGAATCGTACAGTGGCAATGCAAGAACCACAGGAAAGACGGGAAAGTGGCATGCACGAATGCCTACGTTGATAATGCAGACCTGGAAAAGGGATTTGTAAAAGCATTCAACAGACTGGTCACGGACAGGGATAAGCATATGGAAAGATGGCAGCAGATGAAGTCGGACGGGACACCGCTTGAAAAGATCAGGGCGGGGCAGATGATGGAAGCCGTGGGAAATGAACCGCTTACCAGATTCGTTCCGGAAATCGCACAGCTTGTCCTCTGTGAAGTGACGGTGCTTGGTGCGAAGAAATATGAGTTCTTCTTTCTGGAAGGAAGCAGGATAAAGGTTTCCGTATAAACTATTCGGAAACCTCATCATCCTGAAATCCGAACAGGTCAAGCTGGCTACTCTGGCCGTCCATATCCATCCGGTCAGTATCATCCTGTTCCGGGATATCGGACGGTTCTTCTTCCATGGCTTTTTTCTGCGGGAGCTTGTGGGTGTAGAGTTTATCCCAAGGGAGCGGATTCCGGCATTTCTTGTTATAGCCGATCAGGATCGCTTCCGCAAATCCAAGGGAGCCGGAACGCCTGTCCTTGGCGGTGCGTGAAAGTTCCTTTATGGATATCCTTCCGAGCTTTTCCTTAAAAACATCGTCTTTGACGGCATCACCGTATGCATTCAGGAAACGTGCCAGACCGTTCATCATATTTGCACTGAATGACTGGGATGCACCTTCCCATGTGGCGGCAATCAGGCGGATCACATGGTCAAGCATATGGTAGCCGTATTTATCGTGGATGTTTTCCAGTGTTGCAACGGCACAGATACCTCCCGGAGCAGTTGTTGAAGTGATGGTAAGGTCATAGGACTCTACCAGATCACGGATGATGAGCTGTTTGTCATTACCGGCCTCTATATTTGCCATGAATATCTCATAGGGCAGAAGGGGCTTTACATATTTCATCTGGTTTGCAAAGATATCCGCTTCGTGTTCGTATTCCAGATCATCATAGACCATGCACCATACGGGCGTTTCACGGGAGCCGGAAACAAGTGCAACGATCTCAATGGTGTGCTGTCCGTTAAATACATAATTTATCCCGTCCCTGCGGCTGACCTTTACCGGATTTATCTGATACAGGTCAAAGTGGGAAGCAGCGTTTTTTACATGATGCTGTGAGAGGTTGCGCTGGTATTCCTGATTGGATACAAGGTTTCTGATGGGTATCTGCTCAAAGTGTACCTTTGGTACGAACTGCATCAGATCGGTTTCTGTCCTTTGTTCATCGTTTATCTGTTCTTCTGTCATTTCGAATCATCCTCCTCAAGCTGCGAAAGCAGTTTTGTTATTTTTCTTGTCAGGTTTAATAGCTGCATTTTCACTTCGCGCCTTGCTTTGGTGGAGGTAGAAGTAAAATCAGTAAGTTCCATTGTCCTTGATATGGTCTTTGACCATGAAGGAATCGTGAATTTAAGGCTTTCAAGTTCTGAATCCGGATCCGTGGCCGGCATCTGTTTGATTCCGGCTTCGGCACTGGCTTTTTCCCTCTTTATTCTCCGTGAATCCGGTTTTCCGGTCGGAAGTCTCTGCCATCTTAATTCGTGCCGGAGCTGTGAATAGCCGATGCGGTCGATAGAACCGCTGTCCAGCAGACGTTTCAGTCCGTTTATATCCTCGATTGGAAGACGGGAAAGCTCTATGATGTTTTCGTGGGAGACACGGAGTTTTCCCGTCAGTATCTTCTGTGCAATCTCAGGACTTTTCCGTTTCAGGTCATCGACCGCACGGGCATAGATATCATATTTTGTCACGGTGGAGAAACCAAAATTGTATTCATTCCCTATGACGGTTGCAACATCTGTCTTGCGTACATATTTCTGTGACACCTGTCCATCAGGGTTTGCAGTTTTATCAGGATTCTCTTTCAGGAATTTTCCAACGGCTGTATTCATTTCAGCACGGAACATTCTGCCTATCAGATATTTCTTATATTCCCCCGTAAGGTCAGTACGATTTAACTGAGTACGGCAGATAAAGGATACCGCCTCATCCCGGCTTTCAAACAGGATGCGTCTTAAGGTGAAGTGTATATCCCACCGCTTACAGAGATCATAGCGGAGATGACCGTCTATGATGATATTGTTCCATACACATACAGGGTCGGTACATCCGTGGTCGAAAATGTCCTCTTCAAGTTCTTCCATATATTGTGTGTCCCTCGGCTGGATAAGGTCTGTAAATTCCGGGTCTTTTACAAGTTCCGGCATTGGCATGTCATTCATAGTGCTTCCTCCGTTCTTGCCGTATCATCCACAAGCACACAGTCATTCATGGAGAAGCTGGCGAGACATTCCTTTGAATTTAATGCACCGTAGATACGGTAGCTCTGGTTTTCTGCCAGATTCACGTTGGTGACACGAAGGGCCTGCAGAAGTTCCGTACTGTACAATTCGCAGCAGTAGTGGCTGTCAGATCCACAGGTGCGTACACGGTGTGCCAGATAATCCTTGCGGACGCTTTCCCTTACGGCAATCATGCTGCTTTTGGGATTTACAAGGAGCTGGATATACTCAGGGTCACCGAGCATATGGAGCGTAAGTTTATGTATGCGGATTCTGTTTTTCTTTAAGTCAATGCAAAGGACCGGCTTCAAAGAGGTTTGTCTGTTCATAGTGTTGTTCCTCCTTTTCTGGATGTTCTGGATTTTCTTCCGGGGTGGAAGTGCTGCTGTTTTCGGAAATGCCGAATACCGCATATCCGTCAAACATATTGATCTGAAGACTGCTCTGGTGTTCTTCCACAGGCACACCGAACTGGTTCTGCCATTCTTCCGGATAGCTTGGGGTACGGGATGTCTTTATTTTCCCGTCTTCCTTTTCAGAGCGTACAAAGATCTCCGGTGTGGTAAGGTCAAAAACAAACAGCAGCTCGTTGTCTGATTTTATAAGTTTGCCGAGCAGCTTATAACGGTATGCCGAATTCCATCCCATAAGGGACACGACTTTTGCAAAAAAGATACGGCATGTGATCTGCCTTGGTGACCGTTTTGATGTTGCGGAACACCACCGGAAGGAATCTTTCTCGTCTTCCTGACATGGACGTACTGCCAGTTTTTTCTCGTCCGGGTTAACAAGTATCTGAACAAAGTCCGTTTCCGGCAGTTTCTTGATACAGGCGGTATTTACGGATACTTTGTTGGAATTAAAGGTAAATGACGGTTCATAGGTATGCGCGAAAAATTCTCCACGGACTACCTGATAGCCGTCATAACTGAATGCATCATCTTCCACAACGGGAATGGTGTTTCTTTCATTGTTCGTCTGTGTGTTCATCTATGTTCTCCTTCATATCGGACATGATCTGTTCGATATTTCTTTCTATGTCATCTTTGCTGGTGACCTGTATGTCATTGTCTTTGTATATGATGGATGCATGGGATATGTCAGGCTCCATGCCTTTCCCAAATCCGGCAAGCTCCTGTGCCTGTGCGTGGCTGTAATAGTTGCTGCCGAATGTATCTGCCCAGTCCGGCGGATAAGCACGGACATTCCTGCGGTTGCTGTCGGTAAAAGGCTTTACGGATGTATCTGATTCCGGAAGTGAGCTTACGGTGTCATTTGGTATGAATATTTCCGGTTCTGTCAGATTAAAGAGCAGAATGGCATCATTTCCCTTGCCACGTTTTATTCCGGTGATGCGGTAACGGCAGTCATCCTTCCAGCCGAGAAGTGAGTACAGGGTAGGGAGAAATGCAGTTCCGCTGATTCCCCTTGGAAAACTGATCCCGCTTTTCTTTTTAGACCACTGCATGGCATTCCGACATTCTTTTCCGGCAGTCCTTACTGCAAGGATCCGTTTCTGTGGATGCATGAGCAGTTCTACAAGTGTGCTTTCAAGTCTCCGGACGGCAGGACAGGAAAAACGGATGTCTCCCTGACTGAAAGTGACCGTGATACGGTCCGTACTGTCAAAAAACTGTGAGCGTGCAATTTCATATCCACGGAGGTCGAAGTCACCGGACTGTACCTCTACCGGGGCAGAAGAAGCGGAAGTCTGCTCCGTGCCGTTATATACACTTGCAGAAGCATTGATATAGTCATCTTCCTTAAATCCGGCCCATCTGGGATTGATGGAAACAAAACCTTTGAGGACTCCCTCCGGGATGACCTTAAGCTCCGGCAGCAGTCCTTTATTTCCGTATTTCGCATTACTGATAAGCCTTTGTACTGCAATGAAGTCATCCCTTGATATGATGGCTTCATGGTGGTTACGCTTACGGTACTGCGGACGGTTCTGCATATTTTTCTTTGATTTGTGATTCAGATAGTTTGGGGTATAGGTCTTATGTGCGAGTACATCACCGCAGTGGCGTTCATTCTGCAGTATCTGAAGGATAGAGCCGGGTGACCATACGGTATTTCCCTTTTTAGTCACGCAGCCAAGTTCCGTCAGGGTATCGGCAATCTCCTGACAGGTGCATCCGTTTAAGTACATCATAAATATGAGCTTTACGATTTTGGCTTCTTCTTCGTTGATGACCAGATTGCCGTCTTCATCATGGTCATATCCGAGAAGTATCGGTGTCAGGAAGATTCCCCTCCGGAAACGCATCTCAATGGAAGCATTCATGATCTCGCTCTTTGTATGGCTTTCTTCCTGTGCAAGTGTGGCCATGAAGGAAAGCACCATCTCGCTTTTGGGGTCAAAGGTATTGAGCCTTTCCGTTTCAAAGAACACTCCGACAGGGTGGGGAAGGGCAAGCAGCTCACGGACATACCCAATGCAGTCCACGACATTTCTTGCAAAACGGGATACGCTTTTTGTAACGATAAGATCTATCTTGCCCTGTTTACAATCCTCGATCATCAGCTTGAACTGGTCACGGTGCTGCAGGGAAGTACCGGAAATACCTTCATCCGCATAGATCTGTACGAGTTTCCAGTTCGGACTTTTACTGATAACATCATGATAGTGGTTTTTCTGCAGTTCGTAAGAGGATGTCTGTCTCGGATCATCCGTGGATACCCTTGCATATACGGCAACACGCTGTTCGTTTTCAACTGCAAAGATATCTTCCTGCGGAAGTGCCGGAATCACGTCAAGTTCATCAAGACTGACACCTTTATAACGTTCCCTGATCTTATTTTTCTGGTCGGCAACAGAACCGGCCTTATGCTCATTTTCGTTCATGACTAACCACCTTCATTTTTATGATGAGTTTATTATAAAATTTTCATATCAAAATAAAATAGACCATACGGACATGCATATCCCTATAGTCTATTCCAAATAAAAATAATTTGTGTGAAAATGATGTGCCGTTACCTCTGCCCATCTTTGGATGCAAGCTCCCAGCCGTTTTTATGCATGGCATCAACACTTGCTTTTATCAGCTCAAAGATGAAGCGTTTCTCATTCTCCGAGCATTCTTCCATGAGAATATCGATATCCGTCTGGTATGCAGTAGGATTGTGCATCTGTACTCCGGCAAGCAGTTCGTCTATGGTAATGCCGAGGGCATTGACAATACGGATGATGGATTCCAGACTGGCTTTCCTTTTTGCATTCTCAATATGGCTTATGTAGGAGACGGAAAGGTCCGTCATTTCCGCAAGCTGCGCCTGTGAAATATGATTCTGCTCCCTTACTTCCTTGATACGGTATCCTATCTGCCTGTGGTTGACAGATATCTGCGTTTGATTCATAGATTGTACCTCCTGTTTTCTTTTTCTTACGCAAGATAAATTATCTATCAATGAGTGCAAAAAGGTTGTGTAATTTAATAAAGCGTAATGGAGTAAAAGGAAAACAAGGGGGATGGGAAAGTGCGAAATATGTCGAACGATTTTTATTGAAGGATACTGATGCAGATGGTATGCTTATAACTGAAACAAGACGATATAAGAATGATGGAAACAAGGAAAATCAATGTTCTGTCATGATACAAAACTGAACTGCATAAATCTGCCGTTCATATTTTTTTACCCATATACTCCACTACACTAGAGTAAATTACGAAAGAGATATGGTTCTAATAATTCTTCTGCGTAACGGTTACAATATGTATATCGTACAGATAGAAGAGAGGTGTAACTTACTTGCGTACAGAGGAGTACATACCAAAGAGGGTAAAAGAATTATGCAGTAAACACAAGATTTCCAAATACAGGCTTGCACAGCTCACTGACATGTCACAGACGGCTTTGGGAAATATAATCAACAAAAAGAGTATACCGACAGTACCAACCTTGGAAAGAATCTGCGATGCATTCGGAATATCAATCGCACAGTTTTTTGCCGGAGAAGGTATGCGGCCTGATCTGACAGATGAGCAAGAAGAATTATTGGAAATATGGGATGACCTGAATGCGGATGAACGGAGAATCTTGATGAACTTCGTAAGAACGCTGAAAAAGTAAGGGGAAGCAGTTCAATTGTATCTGAAATGGCTGCTTTCCCTTTTTCTATGCATTCTTTACGGCAAAGAAAGTGATGAGGATGTATATGAGTGTACGGGATAAGAAATTCAAAACAGTGATCTACGATCTGATGAATGGTGCTTACAATCTGGATGAGTGCGAGATTGAGGAAAGTAAAGTGGTGGAGGATGAATTTGCAGAAGGAAAATACTGCGAACAGCTATACGCCCAGATGCTTGCTGCTTATGAAAGGTTGTGCAACAGACTGCATGAGCCGTCCGGGGAAGATAAGGACGTGGAGATAATTATATCTTCCCTGCTGGATATCGGCAGATATCAGAGCATGAAGATGTTTGATTACGGTGCATTCTTTGCAAAGAAAGAAAATAACCAATAA